ACAACAGTCACAATACTTTAACCACTTTTATTCGTGGGATAGAATTGCTGGACAGTGGAAAACAATGCTAAAAAGCATGCAGTAAAAGTTTTTAATTAAACATTTACTCCACTAAAGAATTTTTCTGATAGAGGTTCTTACTACTGCTGGAGAGATGATAGCATTGTCAACCTTTGTAGTAACTGTCACGGTTCTATCAGACTCTAATTCATCAATTGAATAAGAGTCATATGGAGATGCATAATTATTAAAGCCAATTACAAGTTTTCCATTTCCATGTGCTGGAGATATTAGGGCCGTGTTGACGGAAGAATTGGGAATTGGTGATTTTGATGTCCATGTAACTGCATCGGTTGATACAAATGATAATGCAAAATTTGCGCCAATAGAAAATAGTCCATTTCCGTATTCAACGCTATTTAGAGAAAGTGAAGCAAATGCTTGTGCAACTGTTTCTGTCCATGGAAGACTTCTGGTTGTCCATGTAATAGCATCAGTTGAACTTCTTACTGTTCCATTTCCACCCACGGCAACCCACAAGTTGTTGCCGTAGGCAATTCCTACAATCTGTGTAGCACCAAAGTTTGAGGTTCTAGTTGTCCAAGTTGTACCGTCGGTAGAAGTACGGATTTGTCCGTTGTATCCACCAGCGGCCCAAAGGTTATTTCCATACGCGACATTGCGGATGTTCGTAGCGCCAAAGTTTGATGTGCGAGTGGTCCATGTTATTGCATCGGTTGAGGTCCTGAGTTGGCCAGCATAGCCAGCAGCAACCCAGAGGTTGTTGCCGTAGGCAACTGTCTCAATCTGTGTATTACCAAATGTTGATGTACGGGTTGTCCATGTTGTACCGTCGGTTGAGGTACGGAGTTGACCTGTGTATCCAGCAGCGACCCAAAGGTTGTTTCCCCATGAAACTGTGCGGATGTTTGTATTACCAAAGTTTGATGTACGAGTTGTCCAAGTAATTGCGTCGGTTGAAGTGCGAATATTACCAGCAGAACTAGCAATTACCCATAGATTAGACCCATATGACAATTGCTTAATAGAGAGTCCACCAAGATTTGATTCACGCTGATTATAGATTGGTGTATAGTCGGTTTTAATTGTTAGCGGTATATTTGCTTCTGTATTCAAACTTGAAGAAGATATGACATCGGTATAGGAATAACTACCCATGTAAAATTTATTGTTTGCATGTATAATACCATAAAATTGAGTTGCCAATGCTGAAGCAGTAATTTTTCTTGTCGTCCAAGTAATAGCATCAGTGGAAGTTGCCACAACTCCTGTATTTATGTTGGAATTTGCAACCCACAATCCGTTTCCATAGGCAATTGATTCTATGATTCCAGTGTAGTCATTAGGAAGGTTTGATGTACGAGTTACCCAAGTAATTGCATCGGTTGAGGTGCGTATTTGGCCATTCCCCCCACCAGCAACCCACAGGTTGTTGCCGTAGGCAACTGCGTCAATTGAGTAGTTTCCAAAGTTTGATGTGCGAGTGGTCCATGTAATTGCGTCGGTTGAAGTGCGAATATTACCATACGCTCCAGCAGCAACCCAAACATTCCCATAGGCAATTGCTTCTATGTTCCCAGTGTAGTCTTCAGCAAAGTTTGAAGTCCTAGTAGTCCATGTAACACCATCTGCTGAAGTACGAATTCCGTTAGAAGGATTTTGATGGTTTACTCCTATTACAAATAGACCATTCCCAAAACCAATCGCGGTTGCTGAATTGTATGTACCAAAGTTTGATGTACGAGTAGTCCAGGTTGTGCCGTCTGTGGAGGTGCGGATTCCTCCGACTCCGCTTGGCATTTGATATCCAGCAGCGACCCAAAGGTTATTCCCAAATGCAAGGACTTTTACATTTCCTCCATTTTCGTTACCGAAGTTTGAGGTTCTGGTTGTCCAAGTAATTGCGTCGGTTGAGGTTTTAATTTGTCCATAGGCGCCATGTGCGATAAATAAATTATTTCCGAACTTGATTCCATAAATGTTTTGGCCTACTGGATTATTAATGACTGAAATTTTTGTAAATGGGGCTTCTGTATATTGATTTCTTTTTACATCAAGTGATGCATATTGTGTTGTAAACACAACTCCGCTCTTAACAGAGCCGTGGTATGACCTTGATGAAAATCCACCGTCTTGCTCTACTGCAATGTCAATATCTACAGACTTATAGGCAGATGCAGAAAATGAACCAACTATTGTTTCTGATATTGTTGATAATGTCGTATCAGTAACCAATGGCGTGTTTTCAGCAGAAACTGACTTATTTACTACAAAATTCTTTTCTGACATGTCTATTCCTTTACCAGCGTTTTGGTTACTATTACAGATGCGCTTGTCGTAGAAGCATCAGATATGGTTGCAAGCAATCTTACATCACTTCCAGAGATATCTGCGGATAGCGTCAGCGGTATCTCTTTTGACAATGTTACTGGCTCCGTTGTCTGTATTTCACCGTCAGAAGAAACTGCTGCCCAAATATTATTGTTATACGCTATATCAAAAATTTCACCACTGCTTGCAGCAAGAGTTCTTGTAGTCCAAACTATTCCGTCCGTTGATGTTCTTGCTTGACCATTTCCAACAGCAGTCCATATATTATTAGCATAAACGATTGAGCGTATTGAGTAACCATTAAATGTTGAATTACGGGTTGTCCATGTTGTACCGTCGGTTGAGGTACGGAGTTGACCATAAACTCCAGAAGCAATCCATATGCCATTGCCGTAAACAACATTGTTTATGTTCGTGGAACCAAAGTTTGAGGTTCTGGTGGTCCAAGTAGTTCCGTCAGTTGATGTACGGAGTTGGCCAGCATAGCCAGCAGCAACCCAGAGGTTGTTGCCGTATGCAACTGTTTGAATCTGTGTAGCACCAAAGTTTGATGTCCTGGTTGTCCAAGTAGTTCCGTCTGTGGAGGTGCGGATTTGACCAGCCCTTGCAGCAGCAACCCAAAGGTTGTTGCCGTAAGCAACTTCACGAATATGTGTATTACCAAAGTTTGATGTTCTGGTGGTCCATGTAATTGTGTCGGTTGAAGTGCGGATTTGACCATTGTTTCCAGCAGCAACCCAAAGGCTGTTACCGTAGGCGACGGAGTTAATCTGTGTATTACCAAAGTTTGAATTAAATAAATAGTCCCATGTCAATCCATCCGTTGAAGAATACATTTGAGTTCCAAAACTGGAATTATAATATCCAGCAGCGACCCATAGGTTGTTGCCGTATGCAACTGTGTATATAGGAACATTGCTGAAATTAGAAGAAACCCTAGTTGTCCAAGTTACTCCTCCAGTTCCAACCTGATATTCATCTTCAGGAATTGATATTTCCCCATACTTTGTGAAGTCTGCTGTAGTTCCGTTGTGTAGAACAAGCACCTTTGCAATCTCGTACCTAGAACCTTGCTTTACTTTTACCGTAAACTCTGCAGTATCTGAATCTGCAAGCAGGAATGACGATATGGTCGTAGCAGTATTTGCCGTTAGCGTTGTTTCTGTGATTTCACTAACATTGTCTGCGACAATATTCTTGCCGACTACAAAATTTTTCTCAGCCATGTTATTCCTCCACCAGTGTCTTTAGAACTTTTGCTGTTGCTGTAGTCGTTGCGGCATCCGTAATGGTTGCGCGGAGTCGCACATCTGAGCCTGAAATATCTGCTGACAGGGTAAGCGGGATTTCTGCCGATTCAGTGGTGACTGTTAAGGTGCGCATTACGCCACCGTATCCAGCGGCAACAAAGAGGTTGTTGCCGTAAGCAACAGAGATGGGGGAATAATTTCCAAAGTTTGATGTGCGAGTGGTCCATGTAATGGCGTCTGTTGATGTACGGATACGAGTACCAGTTCCAACAGCGACCCACAGGTTATTGCCGTAGGCAACTGAGTTGATGTTGTAGGAACCAAAGTTTGAGGTTCTGGTTGTCCAGGTAATTGTGTCGGTTGAAGTGCGGATTTGACCATTGTTTCCAACAGCGACCCACAGGCTGTTGCCGTAGGCGACGGAGCGGATGTTTGTATTTCCAAAGGTTGATGTGCGTGTGGTCCAAGTAATTGCGTCTGTTGAAGTGCGAATATTACCGCCGTACCCAACAGCAACCCACAGGCTGTTTCCGTAGGCGATTGAGCGGATTTGTGTACTGCCAAAGTTTGGGGTTCTTGTGGTCCAAGTAGTTCCGTCCGTAGAACTACGAAGTTCTCCATCGCGAGTACCAGCGACCCACAGGTTGTTGCCGTAGGCAACTGAGTTGATTGGATTGTAATTACCAAAGTTTGAAGTTCGGGTTGTCCAGGTGATTGCATCTGTGGAGGTGCGGAGTGTTGAAGCAGTGGCTAAATCACCGCCAACAGCGACCCACAGGTTGTTGCCATAGGCAGCGGAGCGGATGCTGTAACCACCAAAGTTTGATTCTCGGGTTGTCCATGTTGTACCGTCGGTGGAGGAACGGAGTTGTCCCATACTTGCGCCAGCAACCCAAATATTGTTTCCATAGGCAACGGAGAAGATGTTGTGATAAAATTCAAAGTTTGGTGTACGAGTTGTCCATGTTCCCAAGGTTGTTTCCACTGCAGCAATTGACAATTCTCCATACTTTGTAAAGTCAGCAGTAGTGCCGTTGTGAAGAACCAATACTTTGTTTGAAAGGAACCTACTGCCTTGTTCTACCTTTACAGTAAATTCGGCAGCATTTGCTACATCTTTGTCAAATGAGGCAATAGTTGTTTCTGTATTAGCGGTGATAGATGTTGTAGTTGGTGCAGTCGCTCCGCCAGTAGCAGCGGCGGCAACCCATGCGCTAGATGCAGAGACATAAGTAAGTACCTGTCCATCGGTTGGGGTCGGTGCGTTAACATTCCCAATGTCATCAAGTGCATTGATTGTTGGAACTGCCGCTGGAACCCATGCAGAGGACGCAGAGACATACTTGAGGAACTGTCCGTCGGTTGGTGATGGAGCAGTAACATTGCTGAGGTCGTCAAGTGTTGCGTTGAGGGCAACGCTTGCAGACGAACCTTCTCCAGGAGTATGTGAGATGGTGATTCCCGTACCCGAAACAACATCAGCAACATAGTTTCCTGTTGTATCAGTACCGAGCGCGACGCTATTTGCTGCGATAGTTGCAGTGATTGATGCGTTAGCGGAGCCGTTGAACGAAACCGAACCAGTTACATCGCCAGTTAACTCAATTGTGCGTGATGTGGCAAGTGCTGTTGCAGTGTCTGCGTTTCCAGTGACATTTCCGATGAGTGGAGCACTTACAGCCGCAAATTGTACCGATGAGGAGGTGCCAACGGCTTGTCCAATCGCTACTGTAGGGCTTGAACCCTCCCCAGGGGTGTGAGTTACCGTTACACCAGTTCCAGCAGTCAAATCTGAAACATAGTTTCCAACAGTGTCTGTTCCGAGGTTGATTGGGTCGTTAATCCATACAGCACCGTTGTACTTGAGGAAGTCTCCAGCGGCAGCAGTTGATGCAGATACGTCTGTAATATCATCTAGAAAATTGATTGCTATTGTACTTATATCTGTTTCGGTAGCAATATCTACATATGTGCTTCCGTCTTCAGTTAGTTCCCACTTGTCGCTTGACTCATTCCAGCGAACTGACACATTTGACGATGTTCCGCGCTCAACTTCAATTCCAGCATTCGTGGTTGGTGAGCCAGTGACATTGCTATTGAGAACAACAATATTGTCCTCAATTGCAAGAGTCTCTGTATTGAGCGTAGTCGTTGTTCCGTTTACCGTAAGGTTCCCACCAACTGTTACATCGCCAGTTGTATCAACTTTTGCAAAGGTTACTGAAGCACTAGTTGCTACGGATTGACCAATAGCAACAGTTGGGCTTGAGCCCTCAGCAGGGGTATGGGTAATCGTGACACCAGTACCAGCGGTCAAATCGTTGACATAGTTTCCAGTTGTGTCAGTACCGAGAGCCACTGAGTTTGGCTGAATCGTTGCCGAGATGGATACATCACTTGTTCCGTTAAAGGACACTGAACCCGATACATCGCCAGTTAGCGAAATGTTGCGCGCACTCTGCAATGCTGTTGCTGTTGCAGCGTTTCCAGTCGTAGAACCAGAACTACCAGTGATATTTCCTGTGACATTTCCTGTTACATCTGCTGCAACATGAGCAAAAGTTACGGAGGCGCTGGTTGCTACTGACTGGCCGATTGCTACAGTCGGATTAGAGCCTTCTCCAGGTGTATGGGTGATTGTTACACCAGTCCCACCTGTTAGGTCGTTAACATAGTTGCCAGTTGTGTCGGTTCCAAGTGAAACTGAGTTGGGCTGAATTGTTGCAGCAATTGATGCGTTTGCTGAGCCGTTGAAGGACACTGAACCAGTTACATCACCCGTCAACTCAATTGTGCGCGATGTGGCGAGAGTTGTTGCGGTGTCCGCATTTCCAGTCACATTTCCAATGAGCGGTGCGGTTACGGCGGCAAATTGTACCGAGGATGAAGTTCCTACGGCCTGACCGATTGCAACCGTTGGACTTGAACCCTCACCTGGGGTGTGCGTTACAGTAACGCCCGTTCCAGCGGTCAAATCGTTGACATAGTTTCCAGTCGTGTCTGTTCCAAGAGCAATGTTTCCGTTCGTTGCAATTACTGAATATGCCGAACCATCATTGGTGGTTTCCCACTTATCGGTTGATTCGTTCCAGCGCAGAACAACATTTGCCGAGTCGCCTCGCTCTACTTCGATGCCAGCATTGGTTGCTGGTGAGCCAGTAACATTGCTATTGAGAACAACAATGTTGTCCTCAATCGCCAGTGTCTCTGTGTTCAGTGTCGTTGTCGTTCCGTTTACTGTCAGGTTTCCGCCAACGGTAATGTCGCCAGTTGTATCAACTTTCGCAAAAGTTACAGATGCCGAGGTTCCAACCGCTTGACCGATGGCTACCGTAGGGCTTGAACCTTCTCCTGGCGTGTGGGTTATAGAAACACCAGTGCCCGCTGTTAGGTCATTGACGTAATTGCCTGTCGTGTCTGTTCCAAGGGCAATGGTTCCACTCAGTGCAATCGTTCCGCTTGCGTCTGGAAGGCTTACTGTTCTATCGGCAGTTGGGTTGACAACGGTAAGTACTGTTTCAAACTCATCTGTTGTTGAACCCTCAAATGTAATAAAATGTGGTTCTGGAAGATAGATACCATGAATTCTCGGAGTACCACCAGTGGCAGTAATTTCTGGTCCATTAATCGTTGGTGTAGTCAGGGTCTTATTGGAAAGAGTTTGAGTCGTGTCTGTTCCAACAAGAGTTGTTGATGCATCAGGCAGAGTAATAGTTCTGTCCGCTGTTGGGTCTGTCACTGAAAGAGTTGTTTCAAACTCGTTAGCAGTTGCACCTTCAAAAACAATACTTCCATTGAGATTTAAACCAGCAAAGGTTGGAGAAACAGATGCTGATACATCTTGTCCGATTGCAATTGTTGGAGTTGCAGTTTCGCCAGAGTTATTGGTTAGCGTGACACCAGTACCAGCAACAAGTGAGGATACATAGTCGCCACTTGTATCTGTTCCAAGAGCGACGGAGTTAGGCTGAATAGTTGCCGAAATGCTTACATCGGATGAGCCATTGAATGAAACAGAGCCGCTGACATCTCCACCCAAAGAGATTGTTCGTGGATTTTCAAGGGTTGTGGCTGTAGAAGCATTACCGACCAATGGCGCGGTAACCGCAGCGAATTGTACCGATGATGAAGTTCCAACCGCTTGACCGATTGCGATAGTTGGGCTTGAGCCTTCACCAGGAGTATGTGTAACCGAAACGCCAGTTCCAGCAGTCACATCATTGACGTAATTACCAGTTGTGTCTGTTCCGAGTGTAACCGAGTTTGGCTGAACCGTTGCAGTGATATCGACATTCGCTGAGCCGTCGAACGAAACAGAACCAGATACATCTCCGCTCAATGCAATAGTGCGCGGTGTCTTTAGTGCCGAGGAGGTGCTTGAGTTTCCTACAAGTTCTGCAGTAACAGCAACGAATTGAACCGAAGCAGATGTCTCTACATCTTGTCCGACTGCAATGTTCTTGTAGGTGTTTCCGTCTTCGGTTAGTTCCCAACTGTCTGTTGATTCATTCCAGCGAACTGAAACATTCGCGGAATCTCCACGCTCGACTTCAATGCCAGCATTAAGTGCTGGGGAGCCAGTTGCATTTGAGTTCAGAACAACAATGTTGTCTTCAACTGAAAGTGTTTCTGTATTGAGAGTTGTCGTGGTTCCATTGACGGTTAGATTTCCGCCAACAGTGACATCGCCAGTGGTGTCAACTTTTGCAAAGGTGACAGAAGCAGATGTTGCTACATCTTGTCCGATAGAAATTGTTGGAGTAGCGGTCTCTCCGCTATTGTTGGCAAGGCTTACACCAGTTCCTGCAACCAATGAGGAAACATAATCTCCGCTTGTATCTGAACCAAGTGAAACGCTATTCGCGCCGATTGTTGTAGAGATGTCAACATTGCCAGTTCCGTTAAACGAAACGGAGCCTGAAACATCTCCGCTAAGAGCAATTACTCTTGCGGTCTGTAGTGCTGTTGCGGTATCTGCGTTGCCAGTGACATTGCCAGTCAGTGGTGCGGTGACAGCGGCGAATTGTACCGATGAGGAAGTGCCTACAGCCTGACCAATTGCGATTGTCGGGCTAGAGCCTTCGCCAGGTGTGTGAGTAACGGTTACACCTGTACCAGCAGTTACATCATTGACATAGTTGCCAGTAGTATCGGTTCCAAGTGCAACGCTGTTCGGCTGAACGGTAGCGGAGATTGATACATCTGATGCTCCATTAAATGAAACAGAGCCAGAAACGTCACCAGTAAGAGCGATTGTTCTTGGTGTCTGCAATGTGGACGCAGTGCTTGCGTTTCCATCAAGTGGGGCGGTTACCTTTGCAAATTGCACAGATGCGCTTGTGGCAACATCTTGCCCAATCGCGATGCTCGCACTTGAGCCTTCACCTGGAGCGTGCGTTACGGTAACGCCAGTTCCAGAAACAACATCATTTACATAGTTTCCAGTTGTGTCGGTGCCGAGGGAAACCGAGTTTGGTTGGACTGTTGCGGTAATTGTTACGTTCGTTGAACCATCAAATGAAGCAGACCCAGACACATCTCCCGCAAGAGAAATTGCCCTTGATGTTTCAAGCGTACTTGCTGTGTCGGCATTTCCAGTGAGGTCACCAACGAAGTTTGCACTTCCACTAACTCCAATTCCGCCAGAAAAAGAAATGTTTGTTCCGTCACTGGTTATTTCGGCGCCGCCAAGGTTGATTGTCGTACCCGACAGATAGATGTCACGGAAGCGAGCAGAAGCGGAACCCAGGTCATATGCTTCGTTTGTATTTGGGATAACACTCCCGCCAACATTTGTCTGACCATTAACTGTCAGTTGTCCAAAAGTAACCGAGGCAGAAGTTCCAACCGCTTGTCCGATTGCAACTGTCGGCGTGGCACCTTCACCAGAGTTATTTGAAAGCGTGACGCCAGTTCCAGCAGTTAGGCTCTGAACGTAGTCACCGACCGTGTCGGTAGAAAGGTTTACTGGGTCATTAATCCAGGCCGAAGCAGAACTGCTATAGCGCAGGAAGTCGCCATTTTGGAGGCTGGTAATAGTTACATCGCCGACCGAATTAAGGGTTAAGGTTTCAGAATAATAGTCAGTCGAGTTCCAGAGTGCGCCAGTACCAAGTTTTAGTTTTTTGGTATCTAGTTCCATGCCCCATTCGCCAGCGGCAAGGGTCGGGTTGGCAGCGGTCCACGCAGAGGCATTAGCCCTCTTGATTTGAATTTTAACGCTCACTAGAACACTCCTCCGTCATAAACCGCTTCAACCATATTTGTAAGTTCTGCTTCATAAATATCTAAAAGGTCTGTTCCGCCATCAAGGTCTGTTACTGCAGAACTATTATCTTGGTTCACCCATATTGAGCCATTATATACTAATACCTGTCCTGTAGTTGGCGAGGCCAACGAAACATCACCAATGTCATCAAGAGCGTTAATTGTTGGAACTGCTGCTGGAACCCACGCAGACGAAGCAGAAACATACTTCAAGAATTGCCCGTCTGATGGAGAGGGAGCGACAACATCGCTTAGGTCGTCAATTGAGCCTACCGTGCTCGCAATTCCTGGGGAGAATTTTGTACCGTCAAACTTGAGTACATTTCCAACCGAGGCGCTCGTCGTGTCAATCTCTATGTTGTCAACAAAAAGAACTGGTGTTTTAAATGTATCGTCAGTTCTTAGAACATTGGCTTCATCTCTGTATAGGTTTACATCCCCAGCAGCATCTCCAGGGCCCCATACGATTCTTCCGCCTGCTTCAAGTTTTAGCCTTGCATAAGTGTCTTGGTCAATATATACAGTAATGCCGTCTGAGCCAGGAGACGATAAGTTCCTAATCGTTACGGGTACTGTAAATTTTTGAGCCATGACCTCAGTCAATCTCTTGTATGAACCCCGCAGGGTTGTTTATATTAGCCAGTTACAACAATAGTGTAGTCGTCAGCAGTAACTGTTCCGTTAATTACTACAGAGACTGTGTTCCCATTTGGGCGAGTCACATCAGCAAAAACTGTTGCGCCAGTCGCTCCAACTTCATAAACCTGAACAATCACATCCGTTGTTCCAAAGTTATGTGTAACAGTAGTAGTTGAAACACCAGCAATGCTTGCTGCACATCCTTGCTTTGCAATACGGGCAAGAACTGGAGTGCTCGTAGTTCCAGAAGTTGTAGCGGCAAGGTTTGCTCGTGCATCTGCTGCAGATGTTGCGGCGGTTCCACCATTTGCAATTGCGATTGTGCTGCCATTCCATGTACCAGTTGTGATGGTTCCGAGGGTGGTGATGCTGTCATCACCAACATAGGTGCTTGCCGATACTGCTGCTAGAACTGCGCTATAGGCCTGGACATTGGTGCCGATTGTTAGACCAAGAGTGTCTCGCATTGCAGAGGCATCTGCATCGTCCAAAAGCGCCCTTGCGGCCGAGGTAAAATCTGCGACAGATGCGCTTCCAGAACCAGTGAAGTATGGAAGTTTATTAGCAGCAGATGTCAAGCCAGCAATCGCTGCAAGTTCTGTATCATATGCCTGAACATCAACACCAATTTCAAGGTCAAGAGCAACTCTTGCATCTGCTGCCGTAGTTGAGCCAGTACCGCCATTTGTGATTGGGAGGGCACCAGTAACAGCATCTGCGTCCGCAAGGTCTAAAGCACCCCAAGCAGCAGTTCCTGAACCAACCGAGCGAAGGACCTGACCAGCAGTTGCTGACGATTTAACAGCAAGGTCATCGTTTCCATCAACATAGATGGTTACATCGTCATCGTTAACATTGAGGGTGCTTCCGTCTTTCGACAGGCCGTCACCAGCAGTGATTTGACCAGTACCAGAGAACTGGGTGAAGAGGAGTGCAGTTGAGCCAACGGTTATTGAACCGTTTGTTGCAACTACAAATCCAGAGTCACCGTTTGCTGTACCTTCTTCAACGAATGTAAACGCGCCTGGTGTTACCTCTGCGTCCTCGTCAAAGTCTGCCGCACGAGTTGGTGCGCCTGATGCGTTAACAGTGTAAATACCGTTGTCTGCATGCGCTACACCACCAACGCCTTGGTCTTTGATAAGGATTCGGTTGCCAGTTGCAAGGGTTACACCGTCAATAATGCTTCCGTTATCTACATCAGTAGAGAGGTTTACGGTTGCAGTTGTGGCAGCGCGTACAGACTGCTTAACATCTAAGCCAGAGCGGGCTGAGTCAACATAGCCCTTGGTTGCCACATGTGATGCGTCTGTTGGTGTTCCAAACTTTGCCTGGCTGCTGGCATCGCGAATTACCAGTTTGCTTGCGGTTGCTTCTGAGGCTGCGTCGGCCAACTTTGAAAAGTCGGAAGCGGACATCAAACCAGCGCTTGCAGAACTTGCAAGGTTTGCCGTGATTGAAACTACACCATTTGCTTCATTGATTGTTAGCGCTGAAGACTGGGCTCCAGTAGAAGTTACCCCAGTAATCATCTTTCGCCATGCGGAGGCGGTAATATCGTAAACCTTAATAACACCTTCGGTGCTGTCGAAAATCATTCGACCATCGAATAGGTTAGTATTTGGCTCACTCGCCAGTACTTCAAAAGTACCCTTAATCAGTTGATTTTGATTAAGGTCTAAGTTTGTTACGAATTTCATCTAAAAACCTCCATAGCGGGTGCGCGCACCCCTAAGAATAGGCTTTTTTATGACTAGAGTGTGCGAAGGTATTTAGGAAAGAAAGGCTTTTCCAGAGAATGCGCTGGTAAACGATACTGTCAGGCTGTTCTCGTTTATATAGGTAACTTCGCCAATCACATGAGAAAGAGCCGAGTCGACAATTGACACATTCGGGTAAAATTTAAGATTATGAGTTATCGACCAGGTAGTAGCGGCTGCTCCCTGCGTATGCACATACTTGGATTTTGCTCTAACCTCTTCTATCGCCCCCTGAACCGTAGTTGAGGTTATTTCGCTGGTTGGAGTAAATGAAATAGTACTTGCCCCACCAATTCTGCTATCGACATATTCCTTTGTCGCGTAGTTATAGGTGACTATTGGTTCTGTATTTGGAACAACATCAGCCAGGTTAAATCTTCCGTTTAGAGAGTTGCTATTTAGGGTAAAAAAGTACTTGTTATACCCAGTTTCGTTTAGGCGCTCATTTACCTCATAGGTGACACCGTCTGGCTGTGTCGTAGCGTCATCGTTTGCATATAGATTAATCGAGATTGAGCCACTGTTATCAAGGGCAACAACTTGCTCTTGCGGCGTAATCGTTACATCTGTGCTGGCATCCCGCATTGGGGCGGTAAGCGTGAACGAGACTGAGCCACTTGCGGGCGCGCCAGTAGGAAGTAGGTATGTGCCAGAAACGGTTATGAGTGTAAAAGCCATGATTACGCCTTCTGGAATACATCAAGCGTTAGCGCATGATGAACAACATTGTCCTCTAATGATACTATCCTTTGGATATCAGAAACTCTCAGCCTGTAGATGTAAACATCTGAGTCAAACTGCCCAAGTCCATCCAATGCTGTGACCATTGAGTCGATAAGTGATGTATTTTCTGAAGCCCTATCTTGCCATAAATCAAACTGAACCATCCTGCGACGGGTTTTTACTAAACCGTCACCGATTATTTCTGGCACATTTCTTAATTCATCGCTGTATGTAATATATGGTTTTGCCGTATTTGGTGGAGCAAAATCACGGAAGATACCAGTAATGCCAGCAAGGTTTGCTGCAAGCAAGCGGGTACGAATTGAACCTCCAACTGAAGCCATAACTATTCACCGACCTTAATTGTTACATTCAATGGCTTCATGCCCTTAAACCTCTTGTACATATAGTAAGTAAAAGCATTAGCAACTGTTTTCCTGGCTCCTAAAGCAATATTTTCTCGTGCTGGTCTGGCAAATGGCCTTGGCGCCATGCGCTCAGTTCCATACTCAAGAAATCTTGCATACTTTAACTTTGAGCCGAAAACTGCTCGTGCTGGGTTATCTCCAACCTTGCTCAATGTTTGTGAATATATAGATTTATACAATGGTCCGCTTGGGTCGGCAGAAGGTGGTTCCCCAGGCTGACTGGACATTCTCTGTTTTTTATTGCTTCCGTATGTTTTATATGAACCAGGATGATTAATAATCTTTTTTATTTCTTGCTCACCCTGTCGAGCAAGTTCTTGAGCAGTATAAAAGTTTCCAGCGATACCAGCATTAATTGCGCTTGCAATCCTTTTATCGACCTGAGACATCAGGTTATCAATCGATTTCATTCTCTTACTCATTTAAAAGCGTCCTTCGTATCTCTAGTCTCAAATGAGTATGCGTATAAATCAAACCTTCAATTTCGTAAACACCATCCATGCTATCGTGGTATCCAGTTATAACTATCTGGTCGTTACTCACTACAGAAGTTTGCTTTGGAAGTCTTACTACCAAACTCCGTCTTTCTCCATATTTACCTAAGTCAGAAGGCTGACCTTCCTCTGTAAATTTTTGATGGATTGAACCCTTGTATGTAGTGTCAGTTACTACTGGTGTCCAAACGCCCTCTGCATCTACAGTCACAGATGATTTGCGCCGAACAGTAATTTGTTCAAATGCGCCACGCATGGTCTACCTAATAACCCTGCGCTTGTAGCGAAGAATATTTTTTACTTCTTGGTCAGTAAACCCGCCGCCAGGAGTTGGCTCAAAGAAGTATTCAGTTCCTTCTACTTTCAGACGCTCCATTCCTTGAGCGTCAATAAGGACCTTGCTCATCTCTCGTGTTGCAGCAGAAAGAATTACGCGCTCTAGTGCTGAAGCATCGGCATCAAGCATTCCAGCGTTATAGGTTACAAGTGCCTGATAACCAAGACCAGAAATTAAAACATTATCGATTCCCCAAGGGTAAACATCAAAGTCATAAATATTTTGAGTTGTGTAGGTTGCAGAGGCGTTGTCTATTAGTCCAATGCTGAATGAGACAACACTTCGTACTGGGGCTTTGCGTAAAAACAACTGACGCTGGCCAGGCTCAAGCATATGCTTTTCATCAGTGATGCGAACTGGGTTCAGGGGACGATTCAGTAAATATGAAATTTCTGATTCAAGGCCAGCAAGAATAGTTGAAGCCGCAGCCTGCTCACCAGCAGTGAAAGTCTTGTTCATTGCACGAGCAAGGTCAGCGTAATTCAAAATTGCCATAAAAACACATTACACCATTGTTTTTAGAGGGTCTATCGGATTGGGGCAACCCAGAAAATCTTGCGGTATTCAAAGAAGCAGATTATTGGCTCTTCTTTATCCTCTTCCATTTCAAGCAAAAATCCAGCGTTGTTGCCCTCAAAGTAAATCCTTGGATGCACTACATAACCCCTACAAGAATGCATAATTACGCTACTTGAATCAAGTGGCTCCCATCCGTATCTGACTTCGATAAGAGAGTCACTTGTATGTGCTTGTTTTATTAAACCAGATGCGCATACTTGATTGAAAATTGCATCGTATGGATAGTCGTATTGAAAATCTTTATCGTCTTGGATAAGTTCATACATTGCATTTTTTAGGCTAAGAAAAGGTTCGTCTTTTACCCAGTACGCAGCAAAATCTATATCGTCGTTCAACCCAAATTTCTTTGGGTCCAGGCTGTCCACGGATTACTTTGTTTCTGTAGCGAATGGGTCATTTACCGAGATAGGCATGACCTTATATCGCATTGCATCTTCAACACTAATGCGCTCGCCCTTACGGACAACCTTCACACTTTTGCCTTCGATGTTCTCGTAAATATCGCGTGGAGCGATTACTGCAATTTGTGACATGCAAACATATTAGCACAAAGCAAAAAGCCTGGGCCGAAGCCCAGGCTTTTCACTTTTCTGACTGTAATTATCAGGCAGGTGCGCTGTCGAGGGTAACTTCGACGAACGACTCTGGACGCTTAACAGCAAGTGCAATACGCTCTTCAGCAAGTACTGCAACTGCGTTGCGAACAAAGAAGTCGCTGTGTTGCTCGGAAACGCGGATGTTGCCTTCCATACGGTCGTACAGCGTTGCGCCAACACCGAATGAACCAAGTAGAACCTTGCCTTCGGTGATTGCTGGCGTGCTGACGATTGGCAAACGCCACAAGCGAGCCTCTGCGCCCATCGATACGGACATAAGCATCAAATACTGTGCTTGTGAGTCCTTCGTGAGTTCAATGTCTTCGAGGTCGTTCGGGTGAACAATCATACCTGTTGGCTCGTAGTAAGCAAGCAACGACTTGGTGATACCGCGACGAATTGCATCGAGACGGGTATCTCCAGCGCCACCAGTTGACCAAGTTGAAGTCTGAATTCCAGAGGTCGAACGGATACCAGTGAGGTTTTGGCCAACACCGTTTCCGTTAAGAATCTGGTCATCTTCTACCAGGCGGAGTCCGTACAACAGTTCGTTGTCGATAATTCCACGAAGGGTTGGCTCATCGTCCAACACATTGCGGTGAGCAACTTCGTAGTGAGCAATCGTGCGAACTGGAGCCTGAACACCAACGACGGTCATTGACGACTGTGGTTTTACACCAAAGGCGTTGTTTGCGTCGTTGCGCTCTGCAACTGTCGATGCGTTGTTTGTGAAACCAGAAACACGGAAGTATTCAACCATGTTGCTGCTCGTCTGCTGTACATCGAAGAGTTCGCGTACGCGCATGGTGCGCTTCTGACGCTCTACGATACCTTCGCGCTGTGGCGTGCCGAAGTCTGTAGGGGTGCCTGATGGCAATCCTGTGTAGACATCTTTGCGACCCCAGTGTGACGAGAATGCACCATTCACTTGGAACGGAGCATGCATCGTGTAACCAGACTTACCACCAGCAATTGCCTTGAACTCATCTGATTCAATGAACTGCTCGCCAAGGCTCTTTGAGCCCTGTGGAACAATCAAACCAGACTTGGTCTGTGCTACTGGTGCGGTCATGCCTTCAGCCCATGAGCGAATTTCGCCCATGCCTTCCAGGGCCTCAATTTCTGCACGAATTTCGCGTGCTTTTGCGAGGTTACCGCGGAATGCTTCAACATGCTTTGCTTGTACTTGAACTTCAGGTCCGCCTTCTTCGCGGGTAGCACCTGCATGGGTAACGATGTCATCGTTATCTGCAAGAACTGCACGGAGGGCTGACTTGAGTTCCTTTAAACGGCTATCTGTAGCCATAGTGATATACTCCTTTTGAGTAATAGTGGAACTTCGGACACAAGGTAAGCACCTCGTATTAAATATTATGCTTGTTCTTTGATAGTTTGTCAAGCAGGGGTTAGGTTATTTTTAATTCTCTTCGTCTTCTTCATCTTCGTTTTGACCAAACATGTCCAATAGGTCTTGGAATGTAACATCAGAAGCCATAAAGGGCTTGGCTATTACATCTCCCTTGAATGTAATTTTTGGACCTACTGCAATATTGCTCATCGCTTCTAGTATGCGTTCAAATACGGAAACGGCAACGAATGGCGGTATTGACCCTAGGTCAACATGGATTGGCTCATCTCTGTCTTCGTAAGAAACGGAAATAGTAATCATTGGAAAGCGCAGGTTCATCTGGCTTTCAAGAGGGTCACGACCCTCTGTCATTTTTTCTTATCTGCCTTGTAAATCTTTCCGCGATAGAACATAGAGCCATTGTGAATCGGAACAAGTTCTAGATGGAATGGACCATCTCCAGCAACATAGTGGACAACAGCAATTCCTTGCTGCCAATCTTCCGTACATGGGATTGGGCGTCCGTCGAGGTCCGTCCCGCCTTTTGTGCTTGGCACGACGCCGTCCACGCGAGCAAGACATCCTGCAGATGCAGCAAGAATAGTTTTATCTTCATCCCAATCTTGGCGGGTTCGCTCTGCCCATTCGCGGCGATGGATATGTCCGTAAAGAACTGAAGTCTTTTCTGTTGCGAGATATTTATGAGCAGTGCTTCCGCCAGATGCGACTTTATGTCCGTGAATAATTCTTAACTTGCGATTAACCCAATATGTTGACGCTGGGTATCCTGGCAAATACTTAACACCAAATTCTTCAAATCTGCAAAGATAAGGAAGCGACATAACTGGCCATGAGTCTGGAATGTTGCCACGCTTCAAACCAAAAGCAGCGTTTGCATTATCAAGAATATAATTTCCTAATCTTGCTTCGTGATTTCCCTCAAGCCAAACAATTTCAGCGAGTGGAGATGCTGCACGAAGACGAGCCATAAGCGTTGTTAAATAATCAATTGTTTTTTGTGTTGTCAATTGATAAGCAGGAGTTAGTCTGTACTTTCCAAATTCCGCGAAGTCAGCATTATCTCCATTCATTGCAATTACATCTGGCTTTGATTCTTTAATAAATTCAACAGCCAAATTGATTGCAATTTCATCATGGATAGCAACAAAATTGCCATTTACATCCCTGAAATAACCACATTGCATATCTGGCAAAACTACGCATGTTTTAAACTGTGACTTTTCTTTTTTAACAGTTGTAACTGTCGGAAGTTTTATTGACGGGCCTCTTTTTACTACTGGCCATTCTGGGGAGTTGCGATTCATTGCTGATTTTAAATCTTTTGACAATGACATTATTTGCCCCCAATATAATTGTTGCTTCTAGTTTCAAAATTTTCAACATTGGCATGTCGCCAATTATCTACAGCGCTCCTACCAATTACATAGCCGCGACCCTTTAGAACTTTTGAAATTGTGCGACTTGATACTGAAAGGTCTTTCATTGCATCAACGAGCGAAGCAGAATCTTTTGCACTCAAAGATGCCAAAAGTTTATCCACCTTGCCAATTGTCGTGCTTTTTTGAACTCTGGCTATTTCCTTGCCAATATCCACAACCCCTCCACGGGCGCTAATAACGCCCGTGAATACTATAGCACTTTGATGAGGTCGTGAAACTCTTTAAGGTCATCGAACGAAAGTTCTGCAGTTTCCATCTGAACCACTTCAGACTTTTCTTCAGCAACAACTTCTTCAGCAGCAACTTCTTCTACTGCCGCTTCAACTGCTGCTTCTTCTGCTGGTGCATCTGCAGCAACTTCTTCGACAGCAACTTCAGCAACTGCTTCTTCGGCAACTACTTCAGCGGCTTCATCAGACTTGGTCTCAACAGTAATTTCTTCTGCCTTAACTTCTGCAGTGTTCATTGCAGCAAGAGCCTTGGCAACCTCGCGTGCAACAATCTCGGCAATCTGTGCTTCAATGTTCATGTCTATGCTCTTTTCGTTATCCTCAACCATTGACATTTCGTCTTCTGGCATGTCTTCATCTTCTGGGTCTTCTTCATCCATTGGCTCTGGAAGTTCTTCAACCATAGTCAATGCATCACCGTATGCTACTACAGTAACATTAGTAGGCATCCATTCGTCTTCATCCCACATCCAAACACGGACAATATAGGCTGGACGCTCAGCAGAGCCTTCAATTTCAAGGCCTTGTGGTTCTCCGCGAACCGTTCCTTCGGTCGAAGAAGACAAGATATCACCATAGTAGGCGCCGTTTGATGTCTCCCATGAGACAATGGCTCCTTCGGTCATTCCTTCATCAACCTTTTCCATAACTACGAAGGTGCGGAGTTTGACATCTTCAACTGAAATTAAAACAGTTTCATCTGTCTCCTCAAGACCTTCCATGTCTAGGCACTTTTGGATTAATGCTTCGCCGTCTTCGGAGATACCAACAATGATGCCTACGCTGTCATCGCTCAATAGAGCCTGCTGCCCAACAAAGGACTTGTACGACTCGATATCAATCTTGCTCATCTGTTTTCTCCGTGATAGATAGTGGCTCACTAATGAGGCCTTTTTGCATCATAACATTATCAATGTACCCATCTGACTTTAGTTCAGGTGGCTTCTTGCCGAAGTCACGGTAGTGACGGGCGAGATGATTGTACACAGCCTTGCGGTCTTCTCCGCGAAGTATCGTTCCACCGCGTCCACCGTTGAGGATTGCCATTTCAGATTTCAACTCTGAGTATGCGGCAGCGCCAGGTTGGCCATCTTCAGAAACATGGTGATGGATAAATGTGTAATGGGTCTTGCGGGTTCCATCTGTTCCAGGAGTATGGTAAGCAAAAATCTTCTTGTAATACGATGGGTCTTCTGGCGAGCGTGTATTCAGGATTGCTGAACGGTCAAGAGTCTCGTCGTCGCGAACTGGCGTTTTATGCGAAGGCACTGGACCACCAGCGGCTTTAACTTCAAGGCCAGCATCTTCACTTAGTGGCTTAGTAATAATCCCTTTTTGAATCATCACATAGTCAACAAATTCATCTGACTTAAGTTCTGGTGGCTCTTTACCAGCATCACGGTAGTGTGCAGCGATGTGGTTATAAACACCACGACGGGCCTCTCCGCGCAATACGGTTCCAGAGCGACCACCATTCAAAACAGCCATCGAATTGACAAGGGCTGAGTATGATGCTTCGCCAGGTGTGCCATCGGCATTTACATAATGGTGGATAAAATTGTAATGAGTCTTGCGGTCTCCAACTGTATTTGGATTTTGGAATGCAAAGATTCTGTTGTAGTAAGAGGGTGTCGATGGTGATTTCATGTTTCGATACGGGACTGTTTTATCCCATGCTCGTGACATGTTTACGGCAGTTTCATGTGTTGCGATAACGCGACCATTTGGACCAGCCTCTTTAACTTCTTCATCAATTTCTGCAGATTTCATTCCAGCAGTTTCTTCGGTGCGCATCTTTGGTTCGCCCAAAAGTTCTTCGCGGATAATCCACAACTTGCAAATTGCTTCTGGCTCAATGCTTCCAGAAACAATTTCACACTTTTTCCCACCCTCAAAGAAGACACAGTTAGAACACTTCATGCCTTCTGAAGCAAATGGATTCTCTTCCATGTAGTGAGCGCCATTAGCGCCATTTCCTTGGTCCCACATACCGAATTCTTCGGCCATAGTTTCAAAAAGGTCATACATAGTAAACTGGCGTGGGTTAAGGCCCATTTCTTGCTGTTCGGCAAGACCCTCAACCATGTCGTCTTGATGTGGAACAACTTCTGGACCCTGCATTTCTTCGTGCATATACTTTTCGTCTTGCATTGCTGCATTTAGCGCTGCAAGGTGTGCTTGCGCTTCGCCAAGAGTAAGGTGGCATCCGCCTGAAACCATTCCTTCTCCGACCTTAACAACCGCATAACCATTGCATCCCTGAACATCTTGTTCAATGCTGTAAGGCTTTTCCTCTGGTTTGCTTGGGCTTGTTCCAATTCTTTGTGGGGTACCAAAAGAACCTGGAGTTCCTGACGGCAAGTCAGTGTAAACATCTTTCTTTGGAGCATCAATTTTGGATAGCGTAGAAAACTTATGTCCTACTCTTACTTCTGTTGGAGAGTACGACAATCCTTCTTTGCGGTATACGCGAATAAGTGCTGCTGGGTCGTCTGGAGTGCCAGTAATAGTAAAACTGCTATCTGGAACATTTATCTTCCCATTGCGTTCTACTCGCTCAATTCGACCGTAGGCACGACCTCCAGATGAACGCCAAGAAACAAAGTCACCAGTTTTTAAAGCATCTGGCGCAGCCTTCATCTCGTCGCGTGAATTCATCGCGTCAACAAGTTTTTGCGACCAGCGCCATCCTTCGTTGCCTCCCCAAAGTTTCCAAGCAATAAGTCCTGCGCCTGGATATCCATCTGCGCCTGGTTTGCTATTTGATGGAGTCTTAAGGTCTACCGCATGGCGCGGGAAGTAGCGCGCAATGTGGCGAGCCTTCTCTGGGCTAACAGTAGAATTGTTGAGTAGGTAATTAGCCGTAGCCTTGCCGACCTGAGTTCCGCCTCTGTTAAATTCTTTCGACCACCCGAGACCAATCTCTGCCTGCTTTTTGACACCAGAAGGAATGCTGAAATTGATATCGTCATACTTGCCAGGAGCCTTTGCTTCAATTTCGACTCCATCCTCTTTCAGGCTTAGTGTTCGGGTGCTTGGGGCGGCACCAAAAATTACTGGGGAGTACTCAAACAATTCCAATTGCTTGATGTAGCGGATTCCAGTTTTCGAGTCAACCGTATATTTGCCCTCTGGAACGGCATAGCCAATTGACCATTCCTGCTCTGGCCCAAAGAACTGGACATCAAAAAATGCATCGCGACCGCGGCTGGTGTTTAGGTTGAACTGCATTTTTACAAGCAGAGCGCCAGCGTTTTGCTGAATAAGGTCATTCGGTAGGCGTGGGTCATTAGGAAGAAGTTCTTCAACGCGGAGGGTTTTGCCAACTGGGATATTCGTATCGTGAGACCATACGACTTTTGGGTTGCGCTTTTTTAGCGTTAATTTATAAGCGCCTGGCTCAATTACATCGTTTACGGAGTCGACAATATTGGTAACGGAGACAATTGCCTCAACGATTCCATCCACATCATCAATGCCACGAACTGATGAAACTGATACTTGTTTGTGTTCCAAAACGGCCTCCTGCAAGAAGAGTAGCAGAAAATTGCAGTAAATGTTGTAATGTAGAGACTAACTATTTAATTTCGTATAGTCTATGAAAACAAAAGTGTGCAACTGCAGTTCATCACAAACTCAGTTGGTGCTTCTGGGTCTCCAGGGTACATTGCGGACTTGCCATTAATCTCAAACTTCTCGTCGATGCCGACTGTCTGACTGGCAAGTTCAGCGTGCTCATTGCGTGCTGAGTCTTGACTTGGGCGGTGAACCCATGTCTTTTTTGTATATCCAAGTTCTTTTGCTGCCCATAGAAGGCCAGCATTGAACGCCCCACCAACTTCTGTTTTGGAGATTGTTTTAACTCGCGAACTAAATGCAGAAGCGAACCATGCCTTTAGAGCAGTGATGAACTCTTGGTGCGACTTTGAGCGATGCTCGCTAATAATCTTTTCAATATTACGCTTGCTCGTCTCATTAATAGATGAAATAGCCTTAATTCGTGGGCTAACGATTTCATCCATCGTTACATTACCTGGGTTCAAAGAATCAACTTTTGTTGAGGCTACTTCGATTGCCCCATCAAGAAAGACTGATGCCACCCATGTTTTTGCATCTGAGATGAGTTGGTCATTCCACACGGCAACATCGAAAATGTCTTCTGATTTAATTCCTTCTCCAGAATCCCATTTTTCTTTAACCTTCTTAGAGGATGCCTTCTCAATCGTCACTCGCTCTTGGCGCTTTAGCATTGAACCAATCTGGAGAGCGACGCTCTGCTCAAGACGGGTAATCTGGCGCGTGCGGCGTACTGCAATATCCTCGGATGACTTTGATTCTTCAATATCATGAGCCAAAGGAGTTAGCGGTGGAGTAAAAATCGGCCTTGGGGTTGGCGGATTAGTCGGTTCTATTGAATCGTTTGGTCGCGAGTTTGGCATTGAATTAGGCAACGCTGGGTCTGGTGCATCGGCAGGGCGGCGACCTGGCCTTTGATTCGGGTTCAATGGAGCGCCATCTTCTGGTGCTTGCTGACCACCTGTATTTGTCTGCATAACAACTGGCGAGAGGTTTGTTGGGATAAGCAACTCGTCGATTCCAACGCCTTCGCGTCCAGTTAGTTCGCGGTATTCATCGATTGAAATTGCACCCTGCTTCAACTCTTCTAGGTGGAATCGGGCACGCTCTCGGTCATCACGACTAAGGATTGCTACTGACGAAAGGTCGTAGGCAAAATATGTCTTAGGGTCTTCATCGAGTTTGTCAAATGCGCGCTCAAGAAGCGTTAGGTGAGGCACCATCGTTTCTCGCCAAAATACCTCTAGTTCAACATCGGCATTAGCAAATGTCCTGTTGGATGCATTGCCAATTACTGATTCTGGAACACCAAAAGCGAGAAGAATCTCCTCCTTGTTCATTTGGCGTGCTTCAATATATTGAGCATCTCTTTGGCTAGTCGATGTATCAATAAACTTTGCGTCTTCTGCCGACATTACTGTAAGACGACCTGCGCCACCAATATTTGAGCCAGTGCTTCCCTTGAAGCGGCGTTGAATTTCTTCTGCCTGCTCTTCTTCCATATCTCCGTTGATTACAAGAATTCCGCCTGGTCGACCATCGTTAACCATGAAGTTGCGATTGAATACCTTTGCGTAGTAGTCATACTCAATTGCAAGTCCAGCAGATTCAAGTGGAGTCTGTCCTTTGAATGGGTCAATTGGGTGTGGTACTCGTGCCCAAATTACATCTTTAGCATCAATAATTCTTTTTGGAGTATTTGGATACTCAACAGAAAATCCAGATACAAATCGGTCTGGGTCTGGAATTGGGAATGTATATTGCGGTGGAAGCAAAACTAGTGCCGCTACTTCGCCCATTCGATTACGAATGATTTCAACAAATGCACCGCGCTGCGAAAGCAACAACTGCGATGAAAGCATAAAGCGGAATGAGAAAGCATCCTGACCAGGGTTTGCATTGCGATTCATAATCTGCAAAATTGGGTCGTCGTATGTTAGTTCACCAATTCTCCAGTCACCTTTTCTGATAGCAATTGGAAGAGATGCTGCGTTTGCAGAAATTGCATAAACGGCTTTATAAACCCAAGTGACTCTGTCTAGTGCTTGTGTCACTGAACGCTCTAAATCCCAACCATCTTTGTAAGGCTTTAGTGGGCGGCCAGGACCGCTTGATGGAGCGTAGAACTGTTTTTTATCTGGCGCTACAAAACCCTGCTGGTCGTGTGTGTTAAATGAGCGAAGGAATGCCATTTACTACCCTCTCTCGTATCCAAATAAAATGCCGATACCGATTAGACATGCCGCGATTACGCATACTCCAGCAATTTCGCTGTACATGAACCCAGCAGTAGAAGCGGAAGCCACACCACCAGCGATAGCGGTAGTAGAAATTCTTCCCCGCAAATCAATTTTCAACTTGGGCGATATAAACCAAACTAGGCCAGCCATAAATACTGCTACTGCTAAACCTATATACATGCTGAAATCCTCTTTTGAATTAGCCGCGCCAATTTCATATACCAACACTAAGTTACACTAAATTTTCCTAGAATTGTTTGCGTGTCACGGGATAAGTCGTTCCCACTAACCCTCCCGTGACACACAAATTCAATCAGAATGGCGGTTCGTCATCAAGAAACGATGCCGCTGCTGGCTTCTTGCCAGTATTCTGGTACTGCTGACCGCTCTGCGCGGCTGGATTTCCAGACTTTTCTACGCCTTGTACTGTTGCTTTTCGCAGTGAAACTGCAATGTCATCAGCAATAACTACAACCTTTTTCTTGGTTGAGCCGTCGTTTTTGTCTGTCCATTCCTGCTGTTCTAGTCGTCCTACAACAACAACCTTATTGCCCTTGCTTAGGCTGGCTGCTGCGTTGTCCGCTAGTTCTCCCCACGCTGTGAGGTCAAAGAATGATGTTTGCTCTTCCCAGTTATCTTGCTTATCCCGCCAACGGCGAGTGACAGCAATACCTACTGTTAATAGCGAAGAACCAGTCTTCGTTGACTTAAGAACTGGGTCTGCTGTGAGATTGCCAGTCATTGTTACCTGTGTGCTCATTTTTCTCCTGATTTTTCTTTATCCTGATTTTTCATGTCTAACAAGAACCAGCCTCTAATCCACATGATTGCAATTATGGAATACCCACAAATGTCAAGCCATGTGTCTTTTACAGGCTCAAAAAGTACGGGGCCGTCAAAGCCACGCAGGTTCTTGAGTCTTTCCAACTTATCATTCATACGAATGACAATGCCTGGAACCTCGAAACGGGCGATGTTTCCATGCCCGTACATCTTTTGTTTTCCTACAACAGTTGTATACACAAATGCTGCTGAAGCCTTATGGTCTTCTTTCCCGACCAACGAATACCCATGCAGACCAGCAACGGCAAGATTGAAAAACATTTCCTCAAGGAAGTCTGGGTCTACATCTTTAGTGTGAAATGCTAAGTCAACAATTTCGTCAAAGTTCTTCTGAACAAAATCATTAACTTTAGATTCGCTCTTGCTTTTTGCAATCTCGTACTGCTTGCACTTATCGGCAATTTCATTGACTACTAGAGCAGCGGCGCTTTCCCAGTTTCCTGGAGTAATATCTTTTCTCACATCAGCCCCTTGTTTTGTATTGGAGCAAGCATAGCAGTTTTAGACTGCCTGGATTCCCATTCAAATGTTCTGCGAAGAGCCAAGAATGTAGCAAAAATGTCATCGTCAATGCGCAATGGTTGGTATGACCACTTGTCTGGGCGAAGCAGCAGTGCGGCACCACCATCTACCTTTGGCATTGGTATCTCGTTGTCTCCGTCAAAAATTACATCAGCGTTTGCATACGCTGCCAACTGAAGGGCAACCTTTGCAGAAATTCCAGACCGTGTTGTTTTAAAGTCTAGTAAAATCTTTTTTTCATTAATCTTGCAGATTGCATCAAAAGAACCTGCATAGTTGTGGGTGACAGAAAATATTGATTTTTCTACATGAATCCACTCTGGTTCAAAACGCTTTTCAAATTCCCAAAAACCGTGCAGGTACGGAAGCAGGTCGTCATCGTACTTATAGTTTGGGTCAATGATTAACTGCTCAATTGCCTCATGAACTCTTGTTCCAGTATCTGCGGCTTTATTCAACTCTCGTTCTGCAGCAGCCTTGAGCCAATCAATCGCCTTGACTTTGCCTCCAGCACTGCCCAACAGGGAGTCAATGTGCTCGCGCTCATTAATTGCTGCCTCTGCGGTAACTTTGCTATTCCACTTCGGTAGATACGGAGAAGGAAGCATTCCTACAATTGATGTGACACTCGGAGCAACCATGTTTTTAATGTTTGGATGCTTGTAGTGACGATTGCCATTAATTGAAACTGTCTGAACTTTTGGATTTGTCATTTGTAAATTCTGTCCTTATCAATTGTTTTTTCATACTCAGACCAATCAGTCTGGTATTTATATTGTGTTGAAGTTACTCGTCTGTATAAATCCCTACCGAGATTCATGACAAGATACTCTGGGGTAGGGTAAACAAACTCCAGTTCTTTGCCATCGAATGAACCACCAATAAAGGTTATCTCAATTCTAGTTGGCGTTTTTGATGATGCTTTTTTAGTCGCCACTACTTGAGATGCTGTGCAGTCTGAACAATTTTATTAAAATCTGACTGCATCTGCTCAACTAGTTTTGCCAACTTTGTAACAAAAGACTTGTCCATTACGACCATGTCTGTTGTCTTGTCTACTTCGAGCGCGGCAAGGTGGTCTTTAATCTTTTTCAATTTGTTGTTGAATGAGTCTGAAGCACCGTTCATCTCGCGTGCTAGAACAACTGTGTTCACATCATTGAGATTAAAATTTGATGAGATACTAACTGCGCCATCTTGGCCAGTCACTCTGTTTGATGGGATTGAGAACTCATCTCTTCCCATATCGAATCCTGAAACTTTTGACATATATTCTCCTGTTGGTCTAAGTGTATATTAATTTTGCGGTTTAAACAAGTCGGCCCATCGTGCGCTCTTGAGTTGCTCTTCTTCAAGCATATCCTGCAATTTATCAAATGCTTCAGAATACTCAAAAACCATGGTCTTCATATCTATTAGTAAATCCATAATCACCTCAATTTGGGCTGGAAAGAAGTGCACTGCTGCAGAATTCTTAAATGCCAAATAGGTATTCAGGTCCTCAATTACATCTTCGCACCTAACAATGCTGGCTAGGTACTTATTTGAGTCCTTCATTTGACCTACTAAATCGTTGTCGCTATTCATTACTTCCTCCAATTGAGTCATATTTTTTATTGATTAACATATCCATAACATGCCTAGGCTTTAAAATAAATCCTTTTGCTGGGTTATCGCTGCCCTCGGCAAAATTGCGCTTCGTTTCTTCGTTGAATAAATGCTTATTAAGTCTCAGATACCTTTTGAGTCTTTCAACATGGACGATTGTCATTCCGCCATCGAGAGCATAAACATACACCCACCACTCTGCCTTGGTTACATTTATTCCGCTTTTCTTCCATCCCTTTAGTCCTGGGTTTTGGTCTGTCTCGATGACCATGTTCCCATTCCTGTATCTGTCTGTCTTTATTTCAAATGACCCGTTTACAAGAGCGTCTAACATTGTGGCAACAAGTGTTTCCCCAACTTGCCCATAATGGAGGTCATCTTTGAAATTAAACTGTTTTACTTCCGAAGATGGCTCAATGTCAAAGTCGGGGTTGTATCCAGAGACCTTTTTAAAACTACTCACCACTGACCAGTTTTCTCAAGGTAGGTTTTCCGTCCCTTGTATGAGGATTGGCTTGCGCGTTTTGCCCGTCGCTTCTGTTCGCTCTCAGAAAGGGTGATTAATTTTAACTCGCCATCTGGGGTTATCTGAAAGTAGTCAACTCCTTTTATCAAACGATGATAGAGATAACCACAGACTAGTAGAAACTCAAAACACTCACCAGAAGACCGACGCATGTCGTAATTGTCTGCGTGGAAGTTAACCCAGTCGTCCCACTTAAATGCTTTTTTCTTAAATTTAGCGTACAAAAGAACTCTGTGCGTCCCGCTGTGATACTTGATGGTTCCAGCGCCTGCTTTCTTGAGTGCTTCTTTGCGTAACTTTTCCAACTTTTTTCCAGTTGGCATTGTTTTTCTTTCACTGGCCATTATTTTCCTGACTGTTTGCTTGGTTGAGTATAGGTGGTGTCACAAAAATGACAACCTGCTTTTCTATTTTTGATGTGTTAAGCAAGACACGCATGTCACATGTTTTTGATGCACGGATACTGACATGTCTTTCCCGACATACATCCCGCACGCTGTAGTTGCTATTACTTCTCTGCTTACTTCAGTACGCTCGACAACTTCATACTTTGCCATATGTATAAGGAGAGCCATGAATAAAAGGTATCACAGTTTGTATACGCTCCAGTTGCCTAGTTGACCCTTGGAGTTATCCATTAGCCACTTTGCAAACTTCACATTGCATACTGGGTCTTTGAGTCCTTGCATGTGATTATCAACTGCGTCTTCTCCGCACACCCCCTTGACTGCCGTGAACCAACTTGAGTTGACCTGAAGAAGACCAGTGTCGTAACTTCCGTTCTTGTTCAAAGCATAAGTCATTTTGCCGTTTTCCCAAGTTGCGTTTTGTGCTTTTGGATTGCAACCGCTCTCGCGCCATGCAATGTATGAGAACACGTCAACTGGAAGACCGTATTCAGCAAACAATGGCTCCCACATCGGGCAACGCTTTGCTGGGTCATATGAAATGTTGTACTTCGGAGTGTTCTGCTTTGGAACATTTGCAGTTGGAAGGCCTCGTGCCTCAAGTGCCTCAATATGTTCCCTGCGGGTAATCATCCCGTAGTGACCATCTACGGCGACAGTGCCTATAACTTTTTGAAGGTCTGCTACTCGCTCTGATACTTCGTTCAACTTAAACTTTTGCCTGAGAATTGATTCGACCGCTACTTGGTCCAGGACTTGGGGTTGAGTTACTTCCGCGACTACCGCCACGGGTGCGCCTTGTGCGCTCACTGAGTTGTTTACTTGATTCCCAACCCACCCAAATGTTGCGGTAAGCCAGATTGCCAATGTGGTAATTAAAGGTTTGGATATCAATAGTCTCTCCTACTGTTGGCCCTCCTTCGGCGGCAAAGACTTAGTAAGACCAAGTCTCTCCGCTTCGGCGGGGTTGTCATGTTTCCAGCGGTGGTGCATACGGCACAACACTTGGCAGTTATTCGGGTCTAAATGGTCGCCTCCGCGACCTCTCGGGATAACTTCGTCCACATCTAGCGGACCTGAACATGACAGATATGTTACCAAAAATTTCGCTTGACACAACCCCATATCGCGTTGCAGGACTATACGACGGACCTCTGCCCGTTGTGGGGCTTGACTTTTAGTCTTTTCAGAAATTTGAGAAATCTTTTTTTTATTTTGTTTTACTGCTGTTTTCCGAAGTAATGGTGCAGAATTATCTCCGCACCCTTTGATTCTATTTAAACCATCGGTTGATTCTTTTAATGTTCCAAACTTTGGACAATCTAGAAGTGAGCATTTTTCTTTTCTTCCTTCGCATTCGCCCTTCATTAAAGAATAATTCTCACAGAAGTTTTCTTTTTCCCAACAAGTGATTGCATTGCACCAGCAACTGCGTCGACTTGGTCGTCGTGTGCTCCGTACGGAAATACTTCGCATTCGTCAATGAATGGTGAGTTCCAGGATGCTCTTGCAAGCATGACATTTCCCGCTTCTGCTGCAGACGAAAATACAAGTGCGCGGTCTTTCTTTGACACATTGGACTTCTCTCCACGAAATATAAATCCCTGAAGGACAGTACGAGCGTAGTGGTCAATAACATTCACTCCAGAAGAACCAGGTTCTTGTTCCATAACGATTGGAGTAGAGACACCGTCAATTTGTGCAGTTTGCGCAATCATCTTTTCAACTTCATACGGAGTTCCACGCATGCGTCGGATATCCATTACAAAGTAGCGACCATCTTTCATTCCGACCAATGCACCAACTGTGTAGTCAGGGTCATTAGAGCGACTCTTTGGTGTTGCTGCCAAGTCCCAGTAACGAACTGTCTTCATTCCTTCTGGGAAGTTTCCAGTTACAGAGAATGATTCGCGCTTAAACATTCCACCCTCTTCACGGATTTCCCAGTTTCCGTCAAGTAGTCGTGCGCGCTCAACCGCATCAAGTTCATTCAAGCCTTTGATGTACGCCTCTGAGTCAAGTGACGGGTTATCCGAAATCTTTGCTGGCATGAACTTTCGCTCTGGCTTTTTGTCAAGAATGAAACGCTCATATACCCAGTTATTTCCTGGTCCTCCAGGGTTAGTTGCAGCACGAGTCCTTAGTGGAATGTCTGCAGATGTCAACCCACAATGTGGACAAGCAGGCAGAGAGTCGCTCTGCATTGGCTTACGAACACGAGAGAATCCAACATAGCGATAAACACGGTCGGTCTTCCACTGCGTTAACTCGTCTACCCCAACGAAGTGATACGCGAATGACTGGAACTTGTAACGGTCTTCGTCTCGTTCACAATGGTCGAAAGACAGAGTCGCACCAGATGGAAATGTCCATCGCTTATTGGTAGAAACATAAACAGCACCAGTGCCAGCGAGCCAAGCGTTGCAACGGTCAATAAAGCCGTCAGGACCAGACAACTGAGGATATGTCTGACGCAAAAGGAGAGCAGAATAACCAGGAACACAGATGTACTGAAGAGCCGACATTAGAAGCGTGTCGGACTTTCCTCCACCAGCAGCGCCGCCATAAAGGGCTTCGCGCGTTGTTGTCCAGGTCAGATAAGCCTGTTGCTTTGGGTGCATGATGTGGGGAAACTTAAAACCACACGGCTGTTTCCAGTCAGTTAGCGATGCAAGTTGCTCGCGTGTTGTCATTCTTTAGACTCCACAATTTCTGCCTCGATAATGTCGTCTTCATCATCCCATGCATTAAGAACATTTGATGGCAAGTCTCCCGACTCAACGAGTGCTGAAAGAATTGCTCTCTTTCTTTCTTCGTCTTCTGTGGCGGTAAGTTCTTTATCTCTTCCGTCATTGTTTCCAAATCCTGCGCCTGCAGATACTTCAAGTTTGACGGTGTTGCTATCGCCCCACTCTTGTGGCCAGCGGCGAGCAAGAAATCTTTCTGCTGCTTTCCAGTCTCCGCCTCTTGCTTCTTTAAACCATGAAAGAACAAGTGCACCCATTGATTCAGACTCTGCTTTTGCAAGTGCTTCAGAAAAGTTCATATAAACCTCTTCTGACTTATTTGGAACTCCACCCTTTTCGCGGTGAACCGTTTCAGCAATCCCACGAGAAATCCACACAGATACTGTTGACTTAGAAATTCTGTTTGCCTCTGCGGCGCGTGATGGAGTCATTCCAGCCCGTACTAAATCAATAATGACTGGGCCCATAATTTCACATGTCGTAACAATCTCACCGTTAATCTTGCGGGCGCGTTTGTTTGCTGCTGGAATCTTTTTACTTGCCATCTTTTTTGCCAATCTTTTGAATAAAAATGCAATCCTTCTTACGGGGTATATGAGTCTTCACCTTGTAGTCATACCTGTCTGCAGCCATATAGATAGCAGCACGAAATGACCTCATATCAACTTCAAAGTCTTCGCCTTGCTTGAGTCGCCATACATGACCATCAAACCATTCTTTCCACGGATACTTTTCCTCTGTCACCTTTTTCGGCCAAGTCAAAGATTCACGAATGATGCTGCGATGTTTCACTTCTTTTTTCTCGTCACTCATTTGAGTTCCTCACCAGGATTTTCTTTCATCCAGTCGTCAATTGCTTGCTCTAGCAAAGTGTCATCATTCTTAATCCTCTGAATCAAAAGAGAAATCCAGTTAGTTGTATAACCACATGCTTCGCCAATAGCGCGCATTGTTCCTTCACCAGTTCTCCATGTATTGAAGATGTCATTACGAAGTCGTTGCTCTGCAATAGCAGTTTGCTTGCGGAGAGTTTCAAGAACTAGTTTGCGCCTCTGTAGACGATGTAGAGCCTCGTCTGGAAGCGTTCTCTTCCAATCCGACTTTGGCATTCCGCCTCTTACTTTTTCAGCCATGATTAAGGGACCCGTAAAAGTTTTTTTGTAATTTTTCCATCTTGTATAATTCCCCTATTCGTTGCCATTTACTTTTCCCTCCCGCCGCTACACCCTTACTTGGGGACGAAAGTATCCACAACTTGCCACTTGCTAATTTAATTTTAAAATCAGTTAGTTGCTGATTTACAAGTATCACACTGGCAATGAGCCCAACGGCCACCAGATGCAATGCTTTGTTCCTCACAGAACGGAGAGCCTACATGACTTCTCGCGTCTGCGATTCCTGTGAAGCAAAGTGCACAACCGACATTTACTTTCTGTCGCACATTCTTATGCTCTACAAATATTCCTTTTTCGAATATCATCACATTCACCTCCTAACAAGGTTGATAAAAGAGTATCACAACGAAAGTATAAATGTGGTGCTATACTGAAAGCAACTTAATAAGGGAGAAAATAATGACCAAGAAAAAGAAGTCAGGGCGGACTCAACCACGAGGGTGGGGCGAGTGGCACATCGGCAGTTACCCAAATACTGGAAAGCCAGAACACATCTCACAAGAACAATGGGAAGAGATGATGAAGTGGCGACAAGAGACTGAGTGCTTTGTCAACGATGTTTATCAGGTCAACATGAAAGACATCAAAGACGAAGACGGGCATACCTGGAAGTACCTTTCCATCAAGCGTAGGGACAAAAAGGCAATCCATGACTGGCGTGCCCTACAGAGAATCAAGAATGAATTAGTAGGTGAAGAATACGAAGCAATCGAGATTTATCCTCGTGAATCAGAACTCATTGATGAAGCAAATCAATATCACCTTTGGGTAATGGAAAAAGGAAGAATCTGCCCTGTAGGATTTCGAGGTACCAGAATGACTTGTACTCCACAAGAAGCAGCACTTGTTGGTGCTAAACAAAGACCCTTTACAGACTGAGGAAATCAATGCCCCTAAAAGACCCTGAAGCACGCAAAGCATATGAACGCGAACGCAAGAACAAGAAGCGCGTAGAAAAGATTATGCAACTTCCCGAACCTGAACGCACCCGAAGACTTGAATCAAACGCTCGCCGCCGTGCCTATGAAATGCGCTGGACATCGGACAAAGTTCGGATGCGCGACTTGTGAACAAATCAAAAAAGATTTTTGTAATTTTACTCTCTCTTATAATCGTCCTATACGGTCCCATTCCTGTTCGTTCACAAAATTTGAATTGGGATGAGAACGGCTTTTGTTGGGAAAATTGCCCCACTTTAGAAGGTTCTGCATACATCCATTCATTCACTCAAATCAGAGGTCTTACTGGTTATCTACGACTACCTGAAGTAGTTACTGCTCCAGTTCAAATCAGAGGACTTCGTATTGGAATCAATAATCCAATGGGTAACTTCTGGACTGCTAATGGAACCCTAGTCCACACTCTTACTGGTCAACGGTTGAGTCTTGGACTTGCTGACTCATCTGATGGTAATCCGATGGGCTGGTATAACTTGAAGTGTTCTTCCGATAACCCTTGTAGCCCATACTTCTCATTCGGGCCTGTGCAGATTCCGCCCCATATGTACGCTGGTTCATACCATCTCGAAATTGTGGTGAGATACGACTATGGCTTGAATCCTTCTTGGAGTAAGTTGATTGTCCTGCCTGGGGCGCTAGTGATTGCTTCTTCACCTGCTGGTCTCGGCGTGCTTCCCACTCCCACAACTTCCACAACTGTCTCATTACCGTCCATTGTATCACCCGTTGTGTCCCCCGCTAGACCTGCCTTTGGCAGGGCTTGTCCTTATCGTTATGGGCAGACTCGTATTAAGGGTATAAGGGCAGTCTGCTCTCTCATCAATCATCAACTCATATGGAGAAAGAAATGACAATTCCACCACTCAATATCAACACATACGCACTTACACCAAAAGAAGAGGCGATATGTGCTCGCATTGGATACGAGCGTCAGTTACCAATGCTTGGTCAACCAGAGCGTAACCGTAACTACTCAGAGGGAGACATCTGGGAAGTGTGGCAACATTCAGTATGTGCTGGGGCAGAACTTGCCTTTGCACGGATGATTGGCCTTGAAGACTTTGAGCCACATGTGAACAAGTTCAAGTCAATGGAAGATGTTCCAGGCTATGAGGTGAGATACTCCTTTGGGAACTACAAACTTCGTCTTTCTGACTGGGATGACAAGGACGCTGTATATGTTCTTTTGGTCAACGGTCTACGCACGCGGACTCGTCGTAGCGCGGACAATGGGTGGCTTGGAGTCCCATACAAAGCAGTGTGCTGGGCGACTGGTCATGAGATTGTCGAGCGAGGCGACAGATTGGGCAATTCGTGGACAGTACATTCAAGCAAAGCAAACCGTATTGAAACTTTGATGGGGGAAACTTACTAATGGACCACCTTGTGTTGTTGGCGGCGCTGACTTTGATGGCAGCAGTGTGGCTACGGGACCATCCATAGATGGGACAGGCGACCTATACAGGTGATTAGAGGTAAAAAATGTGGGGAGGGCTCCCCCCGCAGAAACCCTAAACCTTTACTTGAGGGTTAGGGGGTGGGGGGTATCCCACCACTCTCAGTGGTCGCGGTTGTGGATAACTTGTGGATAACCTATCGAGACGAACACTTGTTCGCCTTGTCACTAGGCGCGTTGTGAGCCCGTCTAACGCGCGTGGCGCGGTGTTGTGTGTGTCTAAGCCTTATCGAGACTACGGCGCGTCTAGGCGCATTGTGGCGCGTCTCACGGGGTCAAGGGCAACGGCGCGCAAGTATCACGGGCAACGGTTCGCAAGGGTTCGCGGTGTTGGCGCGGTGTGTCACGCCGTCACGGGTTCGCGCGTTACGGGTTCACGGGTAAAAAAAAATACCGCGCACACCATCACGCGGACGGTGTGCGCGGTATTCGCGCGAGGTGCTACGGGTTACGCGAGGGGATACCGCGTCTCGCCGTTCACCTCATAGGCGCGGTCAAGTGTTCCGAACAATAGCGCGGTGGACGCGCTACAAGTGTAGGCGGTCTCGGTGTACACCTTCTCGGTGCGCACGGGTTCGCTAATTTCGTAAATCTCGCGCATACGGTCTAGGCGGTTGAGGTCATCGCACGAATATCCTTCACCGTTCCAAATTGCTGAGGCGTACCAAATAAGTCCTTCATCGTCCATACCTTGTGAGCCCATCGCGGTAAATCCGTTGAGGTCATTCATCGCGGTTAGGTGCTCATCGTGCGATGGGTCAAGCACCGCGCGCAATAGGTTCACAAGTGACTGTGTCTCGCCGTGAGCCTCGCGCAATTCGTCCGCGTAGGCGTCCGCGTCATCGTGCTCAACAAGGTCACAACCGCCATCGGCGAGACGCTCACGCGCGTGAGCCAGGTCTGCCACTAGTGCGCGGTTGGTGTCGCGTAGTTCGCCGATAATGCGCGCGCTATCTGAGCATTCGGTGTTGAGTGCGCGGTATCCGCGAACAATGCGCGCTATCTGTTCGTCCTTGACAACCGCAACGGCTACGCCCGAACTAATCGCGCCAATGAACAACAACGCGCACACAATAAACAACGCGCTCATTAGGTCAATGTAGTGAGTGAGTAGGGCAACACTTGCCACCAATGCCACCAATGGCAACGGCGCGATTAGTGCGATTACTTTTTGCGGTTCGGTTAGGTTCTGTAACTTTTTCATTTTGAGTAATTCCTTTTCTGTTTGGTTTGGTTTGGTTTGGTGAGTGTTGCCACTCTCACAACACTCACGCGCGAGGGGTTCGCGTGAGTGTTCTGAGAATGTCACCGCGCAAGGGGTACGCGGTGACACTCACAACGCCAACGGGGTCAGCCGTTGTAGTCAGCCTCAATACGGCGCGACATTGGCACGGTGCGCGTAAGCACTTCACCGATAACAACGGCGTCAATTGGTGCTAGGTAGTAATCGCTAACGATTAGCGGTTGGTTGTTGTCCTGATAAACAACACTCTCAACGCTTACGGCGTCCTGACGGATACCCCAAACGCCGTGACGGTTGCGGTATGCGTAAGCGTTGCGAGGTAGCAACGCCAATTCTTTAGTGGTGAATGGTGAACGGTTAGGTGACATTGGGTAATTCCTTTTCTGTATGTTCGGCGGTTTTGCCGATACCCCATCATAGGCACAATATGCGACAGTGTTGCAAGTCATTCGGGCACTTTTTCTAATTTTTTTCTATCTTTTCGCGCTATCCCGTCTAAGCCTTACGGGATAAGGGTTTGCGCGGTATCTGCCAATTTTCACGGCGCGCTATATATAGACACCGCGAGACGGCGCGCGAGACGGTGAGACGGGCAACGGCGCGCCACCGTGACGGCGCGAGGCTGTGGATAACTTGCGAGGCTGTGGATAACTCAACCACTGAGAGTGTGATATATCAGCGCCGTGATATGTCGGTGATATATCAGCGGGGTTTGGGTGTCGCCGTGCGCGCGGGCGCGCCCGTGCCCCTGCGCGAAGAAAATGGTGTTCCAGACTGAATGATTTTATTTTGCGCTTCCGTTTCCTCGGGCCATGTGTGCCCGCGCGCCCGTTTTGAGATTGCCCGCCGCCCTTGCGCCCTTGGCTCGACCCTCTGCGCCCTCACGCCAACGCCAGCACCCCGCGCCGCCTTTTTAGCGGAGCCTCTGCCCGCCGCCCCTGCCCTCCTCCTTCGGGGGTGTTGCTCGACGCCCTGGCGCCCTTGTTAGCCCTAGGCGCGCCCTGGGCTTCACAACTAAGCCCTAGGCGCGCCCTGGTGCGTCCTCGCGCCTACTTGCGCCCGCGTGCCCACAATACAAGCGCCACGATTAGGACGCTTGCGGTAGACACTGCAACGGCAGTACTCGCGTTGTATATGTCAAGTGTTATCTGCATTTTTCTCCCTTCATTGGTATAAGTATATTATAGCACGCCCGCCAAGTATTTGCAACTTGACGGGCGAACTATTTTCAGACGGTGACTAACTTACGCAGTCCGACTGGATAGCGCGCTACTTCGCCGTTCGCGCTGATACGGAATGAGCCCGCCGCCTCGCACGAACTCACGCCAGTCGCTTCATCGCGACTTACCAAGCGCCACACGGTGCCAGTGATACGGCAGTCCTCGTGCTGTCTGCGCGAGAGTTCCAGTGTGTAGCGGTTGCCGTCTACCTCGTAGACATTCTGCATACCCGTTGAGGCTAGGCAGATATGACGCCACGCATTGAATACCTCGTGCGCCTCACTTGTGTACGACTTGCCCATTGTGTGTTCCCTTCATTAGGTTGGTTGTTACTAATACCATTATAGCATATCAAGTCGCGCACGACAACCCCAAATAATTATATCTTCGGGTTGCCAAATATGCGATAGTGTGCTATACTGTATATATGAACAACACACACAACTCACTCGCCAAGTGCGAGGGTGCGGACTGCACCAACCTAACCGACATCGTCCTCTGCGATACCTGCACCGAGGACTACCTCTACGACTACGAACTCGCTCGCGAGGATAGGGCGGAGGCGCGGTTGCGCTGACGCCAACGGCGGGCGGGGCGTGAGCCTCGCCAACCCGCGCGCCCTCCTCCCGTGATATATCAACGGCATATCACCAAACCCGCAACCCTCCTTCGCCCTGGCGCGAGCAAGCCCTCGGATAAGCCCTCAGTTAGACAATTATTTGCGCGCTCAACACGGAGCCCTGGGTGAGCCCTCGCGACAACCCTGGGTGTGTGCGCCCGTGTCCCTCTGTGTTTTTTCTGAACGCCAACCCCGCGCGCCCTCCTGCGGATACGCCAACGCCACGCCCTGGCCCTCCTCCTTGCGGAGCCCTGGCGTGCCCTTGCGCCACCCTCGGGTGAGCCCTGGAGTGCGAAGCCCGCGCGCCTCTCCTCGGCTCTCTCCCTCGGTTGCTAGAACCTGCCTGCCCGTAGTCCCGCGAGCAAGTGTGCGATGGTCATCATCAGTCTCATTTGGTTTCCTTCCATTAGGTTATGTATATATTATAGCACGCCCCGCGAGCCTATGCAACCCGCGGGGCGACTATTTTCTAAATTATTTTTTGACTGAAGCCCTCAACAATGCGTTGCGGATTTTGCCCATTCCAACCTTGTCGGAGTGTGAGCCCCAACCTTCGGATACTTGGGTCAGTTCGCCCTTGGTTAGTTCCGCCATCAAGGTGGAGTAGTGGTAGATATGACGGGTGTTCTCGTCAATGTCTACCGCGCGCCACGATGACGCCTTGAATGAGCGCCCCGCCTTCACGGGCTTGGTTGCTAGGTCTGCTAATTTTGCCATTGAGTTGCCTTCCGTTCGGGGCTCGCTGGTTGCTTGCCCTTGTAATAATAGTATAGCATACTATGCCACACAATGCAACCCAAACGGGCAGATTTTTCTAAACTATTTTGCCCTCAACGAGACGCGCCCTGGCGCCCCTCCTGCGGTGCAAGCCCTCGAACAAGCCCTCAGTTGGACAATCCCTCGCGCTCACGCCCTGGAGCCCGTGGTGAGCCCTGGGTATCCCGCGGGGGTTGGTCGCAAAACTGCAGGGCAAGCCCTCCTGCGATTTCGTCCCCTGTTCAGGTATGCAGAAGCCCGCCCAGCGGGGGGGCTGGGCGGGCTCTGTGTTGGTCTTGCTACGCCGTCACTTCGGCAAGCGAACGGGCAACCGTTCCCGTGAAGGTTGGGCTAACCCAGCGCAACACAATCTTGCCTGCGATGCGGTCACGGATAACCGCTACCTTTGCGGACTTCTCCATAAAGGTCACGGCTTCGGTGAGCGTGTCAAACGACATCACCTTGACAAGTCCGCCATCGCCTTCATTGTCGTACTGCCAAGTAACTAGATACTGATTTTCCATTTTGTTCTCCCTTGTTGTGTTGGTAATACAAGTATAGCACACTCTGCCACACTTTGCAACTCTTTTCTAAATTATTTTGCTAATTATTTTACGAAGTGGCTCCCGCCCGCCCCTTGGGGCTAGGACATAAAGTCCAGCGCCCTCTGCGCCCTCTGCTTCGCCCAAACCGTGCTGGCTTCCAGCGAGCCCGCGGTGTATGCGTGCCCGTAGTCCGCCACAAGTCCCGCGGGGTTCAGCCCGTCTAGGTACTCCACGATTTCCGAGAGTGCGTGTTCTAGGTCGGTGACCCTCGCCCTCAGTTGGTGTTCGGTGTATGTTTGCATTTTGTTCCCTCTTTCCCTTTAGTAAAGTCCTCGGGCGATTTCTCGGTGCTGGTCTGCGATTTCGTCACAGAAACAATCGCAAGACCAAACCCCGCAGTCCTCGCAGGTTTGGATATCGTCCTCGGTGGTTGTGTTCGTTGTGTTTGTCATAATAATAGTATAGCACACTATGCTACACAATGCAAGCCAATTTCCAAAGTAAATAAAACTTTTTCCGACCCGTCGCCCTTGCGCCCTCAGCCCGCGGGGCTCTTACAGCCAGTCCCCGCAGTTGGCGCAGATAGGGACATACAACTTTTCCCAGTTGTCCTCGCGCCCGCCACGCCCTAGGTATGAGTGCTCAACGGTTGAGCCACAAACAACGAGTGCGCCCTCGTCGCTCACGCAATAGGCGGACAGTGTAATTTCGTGGTTGTTCAGTGTAATTGTCATAAATACAGTATAGCACACTCTGTCACGCTTCGCAACTTATTTCTATATATTTTCGCTCGCCACCCTTGCGCGCCCTGCGCCACCCTGGCGCCCTCGCTTCCCGTGATAAGCCCTCAGTTAGACATTTTTTTCCACTCACTCCCTGGAGCCCTGGGACACGGCTAATAGCCCGCGGGGTCGCCACTCCCGCGGGCTTGCGCCTTGCTTACTAGCCCTTAGTGAGGCACGCCGTTCCAGTATGGGCGTGGCTCTGAAGGCTCGTCGTACTCGTCATAACCCTCTGCTTCCAGCAATTCGTCTTCCCACCCTGGCTTCCACCCGTGGTCCAAGTCACCGTAGTTTGACATTTTGTTTCCTTTCGTTTGGTTGGTATATACAGTATAGCACTTTGTAGCACGATACGCAAATTATTCTTAGATATTTTTACCCGCGCCCTTAGCGTCCCTTGCGCCCGCGCGCCCTCGGACAAACCCTCAGTCTCGCAATTTGTTTTGCTGTCGCCCTGGAGCCCTGGGAACGCCCTGGGGCTAACCCTCGCGTTGGTCGCCCGCGTGCTCAAACCCACCAGCCTCCGCCCGTGGGCGGGTACGCCAAAACCCAACCCGCGGGGGTGCGGGCTGGGTTGGCTCGGACTGGCTGCCGTCTAGCGGTAGTAAAGCCAATTCTTGCGGAAGGCTACTGCCGTGCCCTCGTAGTCGGCTTCGCTGTCGTTGCTGTATGCGCCAACCGTGACTGGTGCGATAACAAGCGTGTCGGGCGTGTCCTTCGCCGTGCGTAGCGCACGGTTGCTGGCGAGGGCATAGGTCAAGCCGTTGTCTCGGCTAACTGCCATCGTGGTTTTGGCTTGGCTTGAGTTTGTCAAGCCTGACCACTGAATATTGCTATTGCGTGCTGGTCGCATATTTCCCTTTCGCATAGGTACTTCGTTTTCCCTATATATATACTATAGCACACTCTGTCACACAACACAACCTAAAATAGAATTATTTTGGATATTCTTTTGATATATCACCGCCCTCGGCGTGGGCGAACAAGTGTTTGGGGGTCGGTTGCCGCGATATGCGCCCTCGTGCGATATTGTGCGAGTAAAAGTAAAATAAGCCCTCAGTCACGCAAAGTCCCGCGCGCCTCCCTCGGTGCGCCCTGGAGCGTCTAGCGAGCCCTCACGGCTTGGTCGGCGAACGCCAAAAAGTGACCCTGGCGCCCTCCCTCCCCGTGATATATCAAAGGAATATCAGTTTTTGACTTGACAAACTACCCTTGCGTAGCCTCTGCCCGCGGGGCAGGTACGCCAAAGCCCGCCCCGCGGGGGGGCGGGGCGGGCTCTCGGTCGTTCTAGGCGTTCGCTAGTTCTGATTTCTCAAACTCGGCGAGTTCGTTCACCATTTCGGCGATACGAATAAACATTTCCCTCTGCGCTGGTGTGTGGCTAAAGAGGGATACCGTTCCGCTAGTCGTGCCATTTTCCGATACGACTAGGCGAAGTACTGCCCAGTCCTCGTGGTCGCTAATCCGTGCCGTGAGTGTGGTGTCCTCGTTCAGCATTGCTGTGGTTTCCATTGTGTTCCTTTCATTAGGTGATAATACAAGTATAGCACTTTATCGCATACCCCGCAACCTGTACGGGATATTTTTTTATTTATTTTTTGCGCCCTCGCGGAGCCTCTGCCCGCGGGGGTTCGGTTTGTCGGGCTGGTGATTAGCCAGCCCGACTACCTAACCGATTAGGCTACTTGGGCAACCTTTGCCACTTTGGCTTCGGTCACTCGCACTTGGTTGTAGTGCGTAATTGTGACTACTGCCTGCTCGGTGGCTTCCGTGATTTCGCCAGCCTTGCGGGCAAGGTCAAAGGCTTTGTTATCCACTGCCACTTTGGTCACGGCTTGGTAGGTGCTTGCGCTGATATGCTTCGCCAATTCGGCGACATCAAAGTTTCGGCGTTCTGCCGACACAAGCGCAACGGTCACGCCGTCAATGGTCACGGACTTTTCGCCAGTCTCGGCTACTTCTGCCTCAAACTTAGCCTTTGCGCTTTCGTAGGCTTGCGTAGCAAGTTCCACCGCACGCTTGGCGTTTATTAGGGTTTGTACTGTATTCATTAGGTACTGCCTTTCATTAGGTTCTGTCGGGCTTGTTCCCGACATATACAAGTGTAGCATTTTCTAGCACGGCTCGCAACCTGTACGGGATAATTTCTTATTTTATTTTTCCACAGACTTATCCACAGGCTGTGGATAACTTGCCCGCGGGGCTGTGGATAACCCGCGCGCCCTGGCGCCCTCAGCCCCAGACCCTCAACCTCTACTTGAGGGTTAGGGTTTGTCTCAGACCGAACATATGTTCGCCCTTGGCCCCTCTCCGCCCTCGGAGAAAATGGTGTTCCATTTGTCTTGATTTTATTTTGCGCATCGTTTCCCTTGGGCCCTGGGCCCGCGCGTCAGCAGTCCTCGTGCACCTCTCCGCCGTCTGTAATGCGCAGTACGCAGCCCTGGTGGCTTGTGAGGAATATCTGTTGCCCGATTTGCAGGTTGGTTCCGTAGGTCTCTACATTGTCGTCTACGGCTACTTCCAGCGCACCTGTGCAGTTTGCCATCACGAGGTCGTAGATAGTGTCGCCCTCTTGCACGATATGTGGCGCAGGGTCGCAGGCGTACTGTGTCATTCGGTCATAAAAGTCGTTCCAAATGAGCAGGATAAGTGTCGTAAAGAATACCACTATGAGTGCTGTTACTAACCACTCTCGGCGTTCTAGTTGTGTTGTGTTCATTGTGTTCCTCATATATATATTATATCACATAATGTCTGATATTGCAACTGTTTCCCATTGCATTGTTTGTTTATTTACTATTTTTATTTTGTCTTGCTCGCTCGCGCTATCCCAACTGAACTCACAGCACGGAGTATCGCCCTCGCACGGGTGAAACCCAAAGCCTAGCGGGTTGCTTGCCACCTCTCCAAGCGAGATACCTAAACCCTTGAGCATTGACGGAAACTGACGGAATAGCGACACAGAGCAGTCGTGGCAGAACACCACACGCTCTCCTGAAGGCTTGTCCTCGTCCAGCGGAAGGTTGTCAATGAACCCTCCGTAGTACCCGAAGGTGAGAGGGAATATCTCTAGCCCGTTGTCGGGGTATCCCTCGCCCTGAAGGCGCTGTGACGGAACCTGCTTGTTGCAGTTGTCGCATTTGGTTGTTGTTGTCATAAATAAAAATGTCCCCTCTCCGCCCTTCGGCGGGTTAGTTGCCCGCGGGCGCTTCTCGTCCCGCGGGCTACTCCTTTACCGTCCCTCAATTACTCGTGGAACTTCTGCACCACAAGCCCACTCGGCGATACGACCCCACGGACGGCAGTCGCAGTGAATGCAACGGGCTTCCTCGTAGTCGTACTGGTGGCTATCTCGGTTTGCTATGCGCTGTTCTTGCGAGCCAGCGAACAACATTGGCATATCTACCTGCATTGGGTTTCCCTTCGTTTGTTTGGTACTATTATATTATATCACGCTCTAGGCGGAATTGCAACCTTGCTCGTAGTAATCTGTTCCTAGATAATCTAAGGCGCAGGTGTTGCAGACCAGTTCTTTGGTATGCGGGTCTTTGTAGTCCTCGTCCTCGCCAACGCCCCACGGCGCTGTGCAGATTGAGCAGACCCTCTGCTGGCTAATCATCTAGCCAGTCGTCAAGGTCGCCCCATTCCTCAAGTGTCGGGGCTGGCTTGCGCTTGCCCTGAATGGTTGAGGCACGAAGTCTGTCTCCGTCACGGAAGGCTTGGCGGTCTGCCTCGCCCCACGCTTTGTGGTTTTGGTTTTTCATTGTTTTTCCCATAAGTATATTATAGCACCCTTTCTTGCTAATTGCAACTATTTATTTCTATTTCATTTGTCGGCAACCAGCCGAACCAGTCGGTACGCATTGAGTGAACCAGTATCCAGCCCTGCTTGTTTCCGTTCATCTCGTGCGTGAACTCAGTGCCGTTTTCCTTTACCCTGTTCCTCGTGCGCCGTGTGGCGTTGCTGTTTGCTGTAATTGTTATTGTTTCCATAAGTATATTATACCACACTCTCTTACACTTTGCAACACGCCAGCAGAAGCCCGCGCGTCCCCTGTTGCCCTCACTCCTCGTAGTCAAGCCACCACGGTTCGTCAAACGCGCCCTCGTCGTCCATTTGGGCGTACAGTTCGGCGTTTAGCGCATTGAGTGAACGCACCTTTACGATTTCGCTTAGAGGTACTACCCTCGCGCGGAATGCTTCGGTGATGTATCTAATTGCTTGTGCTTCGGTCATTTTGTTTCCTTTCATTGAGTTGGTACTAGGTGGCGCCGACGCTTACGACACTCTTACTCGGTTATCATTGCGAACCTAGTAATACTATTATAGCATAGCCCGCGAGGCTTTGCAACCCCGCGGGCTAAGTTTTTTACCAGCCGTAACGCTCGGCGTCTTTTTCGGCTTGCACTTCCGCCTCAAACTCTCGGCGCTGAGATGCCGTTGCTGGCATTCCCCAACCCTCAAGGTAGGCGTCTTTGGCGGCGTCGTGCCCGTCGTCGCTGTCTCTGTATCTTGGGTTCATTTTTTCTCCTTGTGTTTGTAACTTACTATTATATTATACCATAGCCTGCGAGGCTTTGCAACCTCGCAGGCTAAGTTTTTTAGATTATTTCCAGCAACTCATAGAGTAGGCGACATTGCCGACCTCGTCACAATAGACGCCCGTCTGCTCTGCCTCTATGACCTCACTACCACGCTTGGCGCCGTTTGTGACCTTGCGCACTCGGCGCACTCGGTAGGTGTCGTCCCAGTCAAGGGTGACCTCTACGCTTCGACCTTGCGCTATTGGTAAGGCTACGCCGATAGGAAAACTTCCGTATTCCTTATCGCTGTGGTCAAAGATGACCGACTTGCGCCCACCGCTAATCGCTAGGAAGTTCATCGCGCCGATTTGATGAAGTAGGGTTACTGGTGAGAGTTCCCGTCCTTCTCTTGTGATTGTTTCCATTGTTTTGCCTTTCGTATTGGGTTGGTAACTTACTAATACAAGTGTACCACTTTGTAGCACACTTTGCAACTTCTAAAATAATTTTCTTTTGTGTTGCTTTGTGTGGGAGAGTGTGCTATACTGTATATGTACACCTGAAGCGTCACCCCAACGGAAGCGGGTACGGGTAGCGATATCCGATGCGCAGGTGCACAATGAGGAGATACAACGCGGACGGGCGGGGCGAAAGCCTCGCTCGTCCCACTCAAAGCCAAACCCTGGCGCCCTCAGCCCCCGCCGAACACCTTCTCCCCTCTTTCCGTGCCCCCGCTGGCACTGCTCGTCTATTTCCTTATATATATATTATAGCATAGCCTGCGAGGCTTTGCAACCTCGCAGGCTAAGTTTTTTATATTTATTTGTTTCCGTTCAGTCCTGCCATATCGACCCAAGCCTGCCACACTACCGAGGCTTGCTGTTCGTTGGCGCACCTAATCTCTAGGATTTGACTGTCTGAACTGTCACCGTCTGGGCTACTGCACCAGATTTGGACATACTTTCCACTTTGCACTACCGAGGTAGGCAACCCTTTTACTTTTGTTTGCATTTTGTTCTCCCTTGTTGGTTTGTATCTTACTACTATATTATATCATAGCGGGCAGGGTTTCGCAACCCCACCCGCCAGATTTCTTAGACTAATTCCAGAGGAATAGTGAACTTGCTCTTTTCGTAGGCTTCGGCAAGCATACGAAGTAGCAATTCCTGCTCTGGCGTGTCACCAGTGAACATCATCTCGGATACTGTTCGGTAGCCGTCTTTCACTGTAATCGTGAGTGCTACACACTTAGAGACGGTTAGTTCCATAAGCGAGACTTCCACTCGCTCTGTATCTCGCAGGTGGTGTGTTACTTTTGTGGACATTGGTTTTGCCTTTCGTTTGTTGGGTTGTTCTTACTATTATATTATACCATAGCCTGCGAGGCTTTGCAACCTCGCAGGCTAAGTTTTTTTAGTCTTGGGATAGGTCTAATTCTTCTTCCCACTCGTGTCCGCACTCGTTGCAGAGGTTGGTCACCTCAACATAGCGACCCATAACGACATCTTCGTACTGCTCTGTCGTTTCGTCACACTTCGGGCAAGTGGCTTCCCACTCGTACACCGTTGTATCGGGGAAGTCGCTTAGTCGTGTTCCCGCTGGATAGTTGTCCATATAACCCATTAGATTTCCTTTCGTTAGGTTGATAATACAAGTATAGCATTTTCTAGCACGCTTTGCAACCTCTATCGGATATTTTCTTATTTATTTTTATCCGACCCTCCGTGATATATCAGCGATAGCCTCCGCCCGCGGGGGGTAATAGGTCTTTTCCACCGTACCTATATTGTACCCAATGGGTGTAACAGAGTTATTCTGCTACACCCATTTAGTGCTAAATAGTGTCTATGTAGTTTTGCGAACCGTAGCCGAACTTTTCGCTATCTACCCACCATTCACCATCTATGGTGTTTTTGAGTATGTAGGCGAACTGTTCCTCTGTGCAGGTGCTGGCAAGTTTTTCGTACCAAGCCTCTACGAGTAACTCGTGAAGGTGGGTAGCGAACCTTGCGTCATTCTCGTCAATGGTGACAAGGAAACTTTCGCATTCCTCTTCGTCATATTTGAGAGTTAGTACCGCTTCTACTTCGTAGTCCATTGGGTTTCCCTTTCGTTGTTTGTACTTATATTGTACGGGAAGGGTGTAACAGGGTTAGCCGTTACACCCTTCCCGAACCGCTTTAGAATATCGGGGTGACTTCCCGACACTCGTAGAATGGCTTGATGGAATTGTTTAGGTAGAAACCGAAACTGTCGGTGCCAACCATTTTCTCAATGTCGCCAAACGGAACGTCTAGGTAGTCGTAAACCTTGCCCGAATGAAACTCAATGGTTAGAGTTCCCATTCCGTAGCGGTCGGCTTCGCCTTCCCACTTGACTACCCGTACTGCTTGACTTCCGATATCTGTAATTCGGATTTTCATTTTGTTACCTTTCTTGTTGAGTTACTAACATTGTACCCAAAGGGTGTTACAGAGTTTCTAACCCGCTAGAACCTCATATATAAATTATCCCACAGTTCGGGGTCTGTGTCAAATCAAACTGCCACATTATCTGATATTCCTCTGATATATCACGGCGAGGTTACTGGCTGGTAAGCGAACACTTGTTCGCCCTCACCCTGGCCCCTCTCCGTGAGAAAATGGTAAGAATAACTAAATGATTTTATTTAGTGCGCTCCGTTTCCTCGGGCTGGGTGGCAAGGGCGGGTAGGGAAGAAAGGAATAAGTCCCTACCCGCACCAAACTTTATGCGTACTCGGGTTCGTCCGCTTGCTCCACTGTCACTCGACAGCCCATCGGGCAATCGTGGTGCGATAGTCTCGCTTCGAGCGCATTGGTCTCGTCGTCGAATTCCCATCGCAGAATGAATTGACCATCCACAGACATTGCACGCACTAAGTCTTGGGCAGTTTCGCACTTGGCAATTCCGCCGACCGTGCTATCCCATAAGCGAATGCCGCTTACCTTGAAGTACTCGGTACTCTTCAGTAATGGCTCCACCACTTGACCGAAGTCTTCAAGTGCATACTCGTAGCAAGTGCCGTCGCAGTATTCATTGTAGAACTCCACTCCGTCTTCGTCCACGCAGGCGCAGTTGGTTGTAATCTCTCCGCTTAGTTTCATTGTGCCTCGCAGTCGTGCCCGTAAGCGTATTCCTCTGCAGGAATTTGACTGTCGCATTCTACGCAGTGAATTGTTATGTCCATTAGTTTCTCCTTTGTTGGGTTGATATATATATTATACCACTTTGTTGGCTTACTTGCAACTTATTCCTGGATTTGTTTTGCGGAATAGTCGGTGGGGGCGCGAGCGAAAGGTAGCCCGCAGCCCCCACCTCTACCGCGAGCCCAGAAAGGGGGTAAGGGGCTCAAGCAAGCAGTGATATAATTATATCATTTTGTTGCTGTCTTGTCAAGGTGGGATAGAGCACTTCTCGTCTCTACCCCACCAAGATTTGTTAGAGGTACTGTGATACCGATTTCATTGTTGAGGCGTTCACATACTCTTGGTCTGTCATTCGCAATAAACGAAGGGCGTTGTTGATTTCCTCAACTTCGTCCTTGTAAATACGCTCGTGATAGTTGGACTTGTTTTCAGGTTCTTTTGGAACAAGCGACTTAGGAACTTTGATGGTTACAGAGATTTCTTGCTCTGCGTCATTCTTTTGATGCCAACGCTCGTAGGTCGTTACTTCAGTTACTTTTGCCTTTGGCGACTTTGCCAACCTAAAAAGTTCATCTCTGTGCTTTGCCATTTCCTTGTCAAAGTCCACTTGTGCCTTTTCGCTGTCAGCGAACTTCTTATCGCGGATTTTGAGGGCTTCCTCAAGAGCCTTGATGACCTTAGTGGTCTGTACTTTTACTGCCATTTGCTTACTCATTATGTTTTCTCCTTTGTTGGTTTGTTTGGTTTTTCCTTGCTATTACATTATACACTGTTGTAGCATATAAAGCAACTTCATTTACTTATTTTTTTTGCTTAGTACCGCTAATGCGTAGCCCGCAAGTAGCCCGTGGACTACCCCGATTGCGAACCCTAAAAAGTACATAGTTGTCCCCTCTCCGCCTTGCGGTTTGTTTATCTTGCTCTTATATTATATCATAGTCGGGCAAGTCTTGCAACCTGCCCGACTAGATTTTTCAGACGAACAATGACTGAACTGCGTCAGCCAGACTGCCCGTTGCTTGACCTTCGTCAAAGATAGGGTTTGCCCAGTCATCTGTGAAGCGAAGTACGCTTGCTGTTTCGCCAGCCTTTGCCACTACGAGCAAGCGAACACGCCTGCGCTGTGAGTGCTGTGAAGGTGCTACGCCTGCTTCAGGGTCATCAGCGTCTGTTATTGGCGCTGCCCAACCGCTAGTGCGAACTACGACTGCGTCTGACAACATAGCAACGGCTTGCGCCTCTACACTGTCAAGCATTTCGTACACATCACCGTGTTCTGCCACGAGCATTGTGTTTTCGCCTCGGACTGAATACAGTCCTGCTGTTTTGATTTCTGTACTCTCAATTCCGAACATATCCATATTATCTACATATTCGGCAATTTGTAATGCTGTACTCATTTGATTATCTCCTTTGTTAGTTTGGTTTATCCTTGCCATTATATTATAGCAGGTTGTTGTATGAAACACAACCCACTAAGCAATTCTCAACAGAACTCGTCAGTCCCCACATATTTACTGCCGTTGCACCAGCAGAGGGCTTCGCAGTGACTTTCTAATCCGACAGAGGTTGCTCGCGCAGGAGGGAGTGCCAAGCCCTACAGGGACTTCCTAGGAAAGTGTGAGGGGCTATCGTGCTATCGCTGGGATACAAAACTTGATGCGGTGAGAAGTATGTCCACCTATGTGTTGTCAAGAATTACTTACTGTGTTGTGTTCCTTTCATTTGGTATATATCCATTATAGCAGGTTGTATCACTAAACACAACCTCATTTGTAAATAATCGGTGGGATACTTTGGCTACAACCGACTTGGCACGCGGCCCTCTATGTTGCGCGGTTTCTCCCACCGACTACATCTATTGTATCAGATTATGCCGATACCGTCAAGTCAAGACGCTTGTCGTGGATTTGTTCCGCAAGCGACTTGGCTGTCCAGCGCAACCTCTGCTGTACATCATCTTTTCCGATGAAGTCTTGCGTCCCGTTCATCTCCTCAATGATTACGAGAAGTTCTTTTAGCAATTCAATTTTTTGTTTCATTGTGTTCCTTCCGTTGTGGTTGTTCCTTACCCTATAAATTATACACCCAGTGTGCGATAATAGCAACCCTATTTTATAATATATTGCTGATATATCACAGTGACCCGTGCGCCCTGGCCCCCACGCCTAAACCTAAAGTAGAGGTTGAGGGTTTATCTCAGGTAGAGGTTGAGGGTTATATATGCCCCTCTCCGTAGAGAAAATGGTAAGAAGAACTGATTGATTTTATTTCGCGCTACCGTTTCCCTTGGGCTACTCGAGCCCGCGCCACGCAGTTGCTGAACGACGCGCCAGCCTCGCAGTAAAGCAAGGGAATGGTGTGCCGCAGTAAATGCAGTGTGGGTCTTTCCCGCCATCTGTTGAGTGCGGTGCCGACATCATATGAATCGTTGACTGCAGTCTGTTGATTACAATGTCTCTTGGGTCTACTTCAATATAATTTTCTTCGTTGTCTTCCATTTGTCTCCTAGTTGGAATGTGATGGGGCTATTGCCCCACCATCACTTCCATTGTCGCTTCGTGTAGTGCGCTTTCAAGTGCTTCGTACACTTCTTCCATCGCTTGGTCGTGCTTCTCCATTGAGGCATCATCGTCCCAGTCGTATTCGGGCAGATTATTTAGGCTTATACTATTTTCAGAAATCTCTTCTCCGCCTTTGTATAATTCCCAGCCAGCAAAACCCATTCCCTCTTCGGTGTACCAAACGCCAAATGCAAGCGTAGGGAATTGCGCCGAGATGCGCTGAATGAGACCACGAGCAGGCGACCAAGCCGACTGATAGGCGAATGTAATGTCGTGGTAGTCCTCTTTGTCAAGAACTTCGTGCCACGCTCCATTCGGTTGAATGTCGTATGCGCCCCATTTAGTTCCCCACACATCTATTGCGTTCTGATAGCCGTCAAAGCCATCTTCTGCATTTGAGAATGCGCTGAAAACTTGCTCAGTGCCGTCTTCTTTTTCCCAGCGAACTTCTTTGCTTGCTCGTGGGTCTAGCGGTACGAGTTTGTTGAAGTTGTAATCGTTTCCGCCTTCGTGGGTTTCCGAGACAAAACGCCTTAGTTCCTTTTTGTCTCCTGTAATTGTAAGTCTATTATCGCAATGATTTGGCATTAGTTTCTCCTTTGTTGGTTTATGTTATATTCTATTATACCAGTTCTACTGATGTTTCGCAACTCATTAGGCAAAGTCTTATGTCTAATAGTAAGTCGGTCATTTCAGCAGACGATACAAGTGATTGCCCCGCTATTTTTTGTATTGCTCCATCTACAAGTTGAGTCGCTTGCACTAAGGATTCGTTCACGAATATTCTCCTATGTCTAGAAATCCCGTGCCGTTACCCTCGGGGTCAGCCATAACAATAGCGTATGTGTCGTCAGTGAATTCAAGTACGGCAGTTGGGTTGCTATTTTTATACCAACCGAGTTGTTCGTACTCCTCGTCCCCCAGGCTCCGCACCCCCGCGATTGTTTTTCCGATAAGTGTTTCTGCGTAGTGGCTCATAGGGCTATCTCCATCTTTACTGGTGCTGATGCGAGCAACTCTGCATAGACGGGTGAGGCGTATGCTTCGCCGTCTTTGGTGATGGTGAACACTGGCTCCCAAAAGTTGCCACTGCGAACCCTTGCGCTCAGTTCTGTGCCCTCTTTCCAGTTCTTGGTGACGAACTCAACTGCCTCTACGACATCGTAGAACCACTCCTCGCGCGCCATTGTCAAGACCACGCGAATTGCTGGTGAGCCGTACATTCTTGGTTTTCTCATTGGTTTCTCCTTTGTTGTCATTGGGTATGTATATATTATATCAGGTTGTGCAGGCGATTGCAACCTCTGCTAAAAGATTTTATTTCGCCGTCCCCTACCCCTGCCGCATTTTTTCAAATTTGGCGGGCGGGCTATCGGGCCCGACAGTTTCCCATCGGGCCCGACCGCTAGTGCTACAGGCTCGCTAGAGCCTGCAACACTTTCGTATCTGCCGTACCAGTAGAACCGCTAAGAGCGTTGAGCATATTGCGCTCTACTCGGTTCTTGTCAGTGCCAGCCTTGTGATGGTTGTAGGTGTTGTAAGCCTGCAACACTCCCAACGCTGAACCCTTCCACGGTGCTACTCGCATATCGTTAGCGTAGAGGTCTTTCAACGCCCAACGCTTATTCTCTGCACGAGTGATTGCCGTCTTCATTTCAAGGTCGGTCGGTACTGGTACTAACTGGTTGAGCAGTGTGTTCCACTGTTCGTCCGTTACTTTCCATTCCGACAACTTTGTAATCTCTGCGATTACATCGTCAGTCATTTTGTGAATAATTCCAAGCGCATCACGAGCCGATTGAATTTTCAATGCGCTGTGCTTTGAGTGGCGAGCCTTGAATTGCTCTCCATCTTCGCCCATCGCCATTGAGTGTGTGTTGTCGCAGACCACGAAGGTAGAAACCTTCTTGTAGGTCGTTGCCAATGTCCCAATGTGGCTAGTTGTTGCAAGTAAGTGCGGACGAACCTTGAAGCCGTCAATGACTTCAATGCTTTCGGGCATTTCAAGCGACACCCAAGCAACTCCGCCATTCTTCAACAAGCCTGCAGAACCGATTGCCAACTCGTCATCTACGAGGTTTGCGAGGTTCTTTACGAGCCAGTCGTTGTACTGGTGGATTGCGTAGCCATCTTTGAAGATTTCAAACAGGTCGTTTGTGTCATCTCGCAGGATTGCTTTACGGTTTTCAGCCTTGATGAACTTGACGGGATTTCCGTTTTCGTCCACGCTGGTTGCATCGTCCATCGTTGCTGGCACTTGAATGAACACTGGGGCTTCTTGTGCCGACCAAGCGAACAGCCTGCGCTGTACATCTTCAACAGGGATTGCTCCTGCATAATGGTTCGGCTCATCGCCTTGTGCATCTTTCTTGTAGTGCCACGCATTTCCACGCTGGTCGGTCATACCAACCAAAATCTGCGTGTTGTACCACTCGGTAGTTTCCATTCCCATTTTATTGCTCCTTTGTTAGTTTGTTGTTTGATTACTTACTGATACTATTGTATCACTTTATCGCAGGCTTTGCAACCCGTACAGAAGGTTTTTTTTATTTCTTCTCGATAACTTGATAATTCAATTCTATCGGGACATTGCCAAAACACCAACCTCAAAATAAAATTATCGGGTGATATATCACGGCTTAGTGCTAAATAGACCCGCGCGTCCCCTGTGGTTATTGTCTTTCAACTGTTTTGTTCCCTGCCCGAGGAAAATGGTGTTCCAGAGTAATTGATTTTATTTTCGCACTCCGTTTCCCTTGGGGCTGGTGCCCTGGCGCACAAATAAAAAAGACCCAGCCTAGTAATGGGGGTGACTAGGCTGGGCCGCGCAGATGGCTCACAAAGGAGATTAAGGAGCCATCGCGAACTTAAACAAATTTATCGCATTCTGTACAGAAGTCTGGAACTAACTCAGAGTCTGATTTAAAGATAACTTTTGGGAACTTGTCTGAGTCGAATGACCACTCATTTTCCCTATCTACTTTTAAATCATCTGCCAGCAGGTCGAGCATGTCTTCCGTCGACTGTGACTTGAGAGTCTTGTCGATAAATCCATCCAGGTACATCTTGCGACGTAGGCACTTAGGGCAGAATGTTTCCGCCTTAAATACATACCCTGTGATTTCATCGAATGTCTTCAACAAGTAGCATCCTTTCAAAGGCACGGGTTGCCGCCGCTGGGAACTCTGGCAGTGCACTTACGGGCCAAAGCGATTCGAGAGCATGAATGCTCATTGCCTCTTCTCGTCCGCAGTCAGAACATACTTCTGTTTTATTGTCGACTCTAGAGATTGCTCCAGGGTATCGACCAGGCGTCAGGTTGCTCGGAATATATCCTTGGCACCGCGGGCACACAGGAGCGTTCACGAGGGCTTCCTAAACGCTGTTGGGTGTGCTGCACGGGAGCGTTCTTGTTTGCGCTTCCTAGAGGCTCCTAGAGGGCTTAGAAGGGACTTCAGTATTCTGTTCGGTTTCATTTGTTTCTCCTTTGTTGTTGAGTTAGTTATTACATATTCAAGTATATCAGTTATTTGCTTCTTTGGCAACTTTAGTTGCGCGGTTAAGGTGTGGTTAAGGGACGGTTATATGTACGGTTATGGGTGACAGTATGCCACCCCTAGAGGTGACAAATTGCCACTGGGGGGTGACAGTATGCCACTAGGGGGGTGTCAGGATGTCACCTCAGAGTCGCCTTCATCTTCTTCAAAATGCTTTGAACTTCCGCTATTCAAGAGCCTTTGTGCCCTTAAAATAAGACTTCGTTCACGGGCTGACTTGCCACCCCATATTCCGAATCGTTCTGATGACTCTAATGCTGATTCTAAACAATCGTGTCTTACCACGCACTCCTTGCAAATGCTTTTGGCGCGCCTTAACTTCTCTACATCGCCAGGGGCGGGATAGAAAGTAGTTGTCGGTTCATCTTTGCAGTTAGCCTGCTTTGTCCATGCTGGTCGTTCGATACGGAAACCCGTACCTGACTCCCACTCTGTTTGGGCATAGCGTTGCTTGGGCGCACGGTAAGAATCCCAAGGGCTAGACATAGTTGCAGAATATACAACATCCTGCTACCCATGTCTAGTACCTAATAATTATTTATTCTTACCAAACAATTATGTCTGTCCGCTTGTTGTTTGTTAAGTCGTCTACGCCGAAACTACCCATCTCGATGAGTTCGTCTACCGTGTACAACTGCAACATAGCCTTAAAGTTTTCTACTGCCGCTTGTGGTGTAGGTGCTTCGGTATCGTGTTCCTGCATAAATTCCATATAAACTCTATAGTGATTCATTACTTGCCTCCATAATCATTTTGTTAAATAGTTCTACAACTTCTTCTTCGTTCTCCTCAAACTTCCCGTCACCGAGATAGCCCGACTCAAACTCTGAATTATCGTTGTTCCAAATCATTCGGTTGCCGAACATTGCCTGTTCGGTTTCCACATCGTGCACCCACCTGCCAGTGTTGCTGTCAAAGTAGGTGACGAAGTAATACTGTTTATTATTCTGCTTCATCAGTAGCCTTCTTCGTCGTCGTCGTCGTACCAGCCGTCATCATCTTGTGCGCCTTGCGGAATAAGCGACTTGAAGCCAGCGTTCGGGTCTTCATTATTCGTCTCCACCGACTGAACAAAGCGAAGTGGGCACGAGTCTTCCCACCAGTGCTTTATCTTTGTCAACATTTCCTGTGTTGAGCCAGTGAAGTTGCATGAAGTACTGCACTCTTTTTCGTTGTAGTTATTTCTAAACCACTCCGCTTGCTCCAAGTCCATCGCAAGATAAATCTTGTGACAGCCATCAAAAGCAATTAGTTCTGCATACTGAATCGCATCTTCTACGTCGCTCCAGTAATCTTCCATTGTTGTTGTAGCCATTAGTTTCTCCTTTGTTATTGTGTTACTTACATTGTATCAGTTTCTTCGTCTGTTTCCTCAATAAAAGGAACAGAAACCAATAAAACTTCTACTGACTGGTCTGTATCTACCGCCCCGTCAACAATTGGATATGCAAATGCCTTTAGGACACCGTGCTCATTAATATAATAATTAATATCAATGTAGTCGTTGTATGAGTCCCACTCATCGTGCTCTAGGTGATAGTTGCCTAGACCCATTGCGTGGAGCAGTACCATCGAACCACACTTTGTCTTTGCGTGGCGGATAATGTCATCCAACTGGAACATCACAACGCCAAGTTTCTTGGCTTCGTTATATAAATCTTTTTCTAGTACTTGCATTGCCATTAGAAGTCTCCTTTTTCATAAATTACATAGTTTAAAATTTCCCATATTTTTGTATTAATGTGTTCGTACCCTTCATTGTTGTCAAAGTCCTCTACGGCTTTTAACCACTGTTCGTCAGAGCACGGATTGTTATCGGCATCATAAAATAATTCCTTACCCCACCAAGAAGCACATATCTCCTCATCTTTCGGGTAACGCTCCAACATTCTGATTACTTCCCAAACTTTCATTGTGTTCTCCTAACCTATTCCTAAAATAAGATACGGCTTTAGTTGGTCTTGTGTCATTACTGCTGTCCAGTGTTCTACTTCAGAAACATCCCACGGTTTATCCCACGGAAGTACCTGAATATCAATAATGTCCTCGTAGATGTGGTCGCCACTATCCACCAACGCCTGTGCTTCCTCTAGGCTGTTGGCATCAACTTGATAAGTGATTGCTACATCAACTGATTGTTGTATTAAATATTGTTTCATTAGTTTCTCCTTTGTTTAGTTTTGAATAGTGGGACAGTCACCCCGACAGTGACTGCCCCACTACATCTAGTTTATCAGCATTATTGAATATTACCAACTCGACTGATACTTGAAACTCCAAGTATCGTCCATCTTCAAGCACTTATCAATAATTTCGATAGTGCTCTCGACATCTTGCCAGTACCACTCATCGAACTCGGTAGAGCCGAAGAAGAAGCCCGACTGTGTGGGCAACAATGCTTCTGCTTTATCCTTTTCTTTGAGTGCCAACTTGCAGAGGTCACGAAGTTCCATCAACTTGTCACGGTCTACATAGTATTCCGCACAGTTATCTTCACCACCCTGCACATTTTTGACGAACCAAGCGTGAACCTGATTTGCCTTGCGCCAGTATCCGACCTTTAGGTCAATATTGATTGACGGCAATTCTGTATCAACAAACTTTTCACCGTCAATAGCGGTCAAAATATCGTTGAATATCTTGCGGTCTGCTTCGCCACGCCACTCGGCGTTGCTTGTGTACTTACTTGCGTATAGATATTGGTCTAATCCCATTGTGTTCTCCTTTGTTAAGTTGTTTATTGTGTTGTATCTATTATAGCACGGATATTCTTGAATTGCAACTATAAAGTGCTGAAATAATCTGCGTTGAACAGTCCAGCCATGTAGGTTGCTTGTCCGACTATTTCTAAAGTATCCCATTGAATAATATTTCCGCAGTCAAAGCAGACATAGATATCTTTCCAGTCGCCATCAGGCTCTCGGATTACTCCGTTCTGGTGGCACGGATAGAAACCTGACGAGGCAGGCGTGTTGCCACACTTGCACTCAAACCAGTCTGGGTTTCCACCGATAAATTGTTTTTCTTCCATTAGGTTCTCCTTTGTAATTGCGTTACTTCAAGTATACACGAATATTGCACAAAGCGGGCGGATTTGTTTGTGATATATCAGACGGTAAAATAAAAGAACACCACATCTACTGGGTGGGTTGTCCCCTCTCCAGCGAGAATATGGTGTTCCAAAACGAATGATTTTATTTAGTGCTGCCGTTTCCCTCGGGCCTAGACCCGCGCGAGGAAAGAGGTGCCTCCCATTTCTGCAATCGAAGTGGCAAACAGTTCTTGCAGGTCGCGGAACCTTATCGAGACATTCTCCAGAATAAAATTACTGTCGAACATCCAGGCTCCACTGCAATTCCTCCCCTCCGAAATAGCGACGAGTGCGTCGACATCCATCGCGCGCAACAACGCCGCTAGTTCTATGCAGGACTCGAAGGTTGGCATCCGAGCGGATAATTTGAGTGGCTGCATGTCTCCATACTGCCACTTTAAATCGTATAGTTTTTAACTATCCGACCCAGCGCCCGAACACTGTGTAGCCTTCGCCCTCGCTGCGAACCAACCACTCGGTTCCAGGGTAACGCTTTTTATATTGCTGCGCCTTTGAGTGACCCGTGCGCGCAGTATTGCCTGCACTGTACACAGCCCATGTGTTAGGACTTGCCATCAGTTGTTCTACGAACTTACGAACCTGACCTGGCGAGCCGTTTTTTGGCGTTGGTGGATTGCGAAATTCTATCGCTGTCATTGTATTCTCCTATTATTGTTGGTTTATTGAGTATTGCTTATTACACTGTACATGCTGATATATCAGATTGCAACCTAGAAGGGAAGATTATCCCACTTTCCTTCGCGCTCACAATCAAATACATTTACTCCTAACGAGGTATACATCTCGCGCGTGCGATTGTTTGACTCGATAGCAAAATATTGTTTAGGGTTATCTCCGTACATCGGAAATACTTTTTCAAGTACTTGCTTCTTTTTTACCAGAGGTGCTTCCGAGCCAGAAATGCCAGTGTCATTGAACATTGCATGGTTCGGCGACCACTGGTTTGTGTCCCAGATTCGCTTCAAGGTTGGGCGCGCCCACTTCTGGTCACGAGCGGTAATTAGAATTACATACTCGTCACGAAGCAGGTCGACCATCCAGTCGCGATACTCCTCGACTTCCTTGACAAAGGTCTCGAAGTTGTGATGACGCATTTCTTTAAAATTACTTGACAGCGCGACATTCAAATCCATGAGGATAATCCTGTCGATATGCTTGCGTCGCTTCTGTTCCATTATTTTATTCTACCTTGTCTTTTTTGCCTGTTGTTATAAGTTCCATCTCCACAACTCTCGTTGAGTGTTTTTCTGGATTATTGCACGTCGGCGGGTAGGTGGAACTAATCGTTCCAGCCGTCACCCCGCAAACCGCGCACTTCCAGTTGTATGGCATCTTGCTCACCAGTCGTTTCCTCCGTCATATCCGTATGCTCCGCCTTGTAGCAGAATTCCAGTAAGAAGATACTCCATACTGCTCATTCCGTGCACACACATGTCGCATACCATAGAGCCGTCTTCAAATTCGTAGACAGTCATGGCTGGCATGCAGCATGTATCGCACTCGATGTAATGCTTACTTTGTAGGTGAGTTACGGTGTATGACCCGAGTTGTGTTGCCTGATTACGGTTGTTACGGGGCCGTTTTTTACGCTTCCGTTCCATTGTTTGTTGTAACTCCTTGCAATTTGACTAGGGCTTGCGCCACCGATGTATCTGTACCAACCCAAGATGTGCTTTAGCATTGTCAACGACGCTCTCACGAACGCTAAGACAAAGAAAAAAGCAAATAGTTGTGGGTTTTGGTCGGCGAACATCAATCCGACGAGCATCAGCGTGCCCACCTGAAGGAATGTTCCAATTCCTGGCATTGTCCAAATAAGAAACTGTTTACTTAGATATTTCATATTTCTCCATTATGTTAGGTCTCCGAGTGTACAGGTTGCATCTTTCTGTCACAACCTGCTATCCGTAATATATCAGAGATTCCCGTAGAACTCACTAAAACTATTCCAGTTTTCGTCGTCCTCTTGGTCGAGTCCGTTCTTTAGACACCAGTAGGCATATGCATCCATTTTTAATTTCATTTCAGCAACTGCTTCTGGCGAAACATTAAACATAACTATATCCATTATTCACCTCCTTCATTGGGTTGACTTCAGTATACCAGCCCAATCGCACATTCACAACATTGTGCGTAATATTTCGGTGATATATCACAGACTATAATATTAAATAAATGCGCTTTGCCCACCGTCTGGATAGATTTGTCCCCTGCACCCTGAGAAAATGGTGTTCCAGATGCCATGATTTAATTTTGCTTTTTCTGGCTTTAATCTGGGGGCGGCCGAAGAAAATGGTGTTCCATCGGCTGTGATTTAATTTACTCGCCGCCCGTTTCCTTAGACCTGTTAGAGGTCTTATAGAAGCCGCCACCCCTAAAGGCAATCCCTACATGCCCGTATACACGCTTCACAGGCCCTACAGCGCGCGTAACTGGATGAGGGAGTACTTCATAGGCATCTTCCCTAATACCTTGCGCCATTTCGACTTCCGCACCATCTTCAAATCTATATACATATACAGGCATAGCGGGATACTATAGCAGACAGCCGTATTACGACAAATACGATATTTTTTTGAGCCGACAAATGTGCCGATATTTAAGCAAAATGGCCTTTCCGATTCCTCCATTTATTGCCCGTATGTATGCACCTTTTGAGACTCTGGTATCTGGTTTACCATACATCCGCTTGCATACAACTTGCCCTACTTGTATACATGCACATGTTCGCATACAAGTAGGCTCTTACAAGCATGCTAAGTTGATAATAATATATTACTACTGTATGTCTGTCTGTGTATGCTGTTCAACTGGACTAATATGGTCTGGAAGCATCTCTCCCTCACAGCAATTAGACTTAAGTCCACAAGCCGTACACCTCCACCGAGTAGCAATAGGGTTGTACTGGTTCCCACAGTAATCGCACTCAAGGGAAGACATAGAGTGAGTTACTTCTTCTTAGTAGGAGTAGTCTTCTTCTTGGCTACTGGCTTCTTTGCTACAGCCTTCTTGGTTACTTTCTTTACTGGAGCCTTCTGTGTTTTTTTAACGGGCGGGGCAGACTTTACTTCTTGTACTGGTGCGGTTGCTTTTGCAACTACTGCCTTTAGGTTTGCTGCCTTCATGGCCTTGAGTTCCTTACGGGCTTCTACGCGAGCCTTTTCAGTTACTACTCCGAGGATGAATGCAAGGACGATTACAATTACTGCTTCCATATTATTTCTTCTTTCGTGTTGGTGGTTTCTTGGTTACTGGGGGTTTTGGTACAGGGGGTAACTCTGCACCTTGAGTGTATACAGTGTAGGGGCCACCTGTATGGGGGTCAAACCTTGAAGCCATTGTCAGGCTCTTGGTAATTGCCTTCTTGGCACTCTGTAAGGTTGTACGGGCGCTTGAGGTGATAACCGAGAGCGCGCCGATGGCATAGGACGCGCCTGAACCGATTCCGTAGAGTCCTGTGTTATTCGTGTACCAGGAGTAGTCTCCATCGATAATGTAGATAGTATTATTTACAATACATACAATCTGGGAATCGTGCTGGGCTATGTGGTCTTTCCCATCCTTGTTTTCTGGCTGGGAGTAACCGTGCTCATCAAAGCACGCGCGTAGGGCGGGAATGAACTTAGTCGTGATGAACTGGTCTAATTTCTTTCCCTTTAGGTTGGGAGGACATGCGGGCGGTTGGAATGCATGGTGCAGGATGTTAATCGCGCGGAGGTCTCCAGCAGCGCCTAGAATGTACTTACCGTTGTTTCCAATCTTTGGATTGGTAGCAGATAGTGTTCCGACTTCGGCTGATGCTTCTCCGTAGATTGTAGAGATGCGGGAATCCGAACCAACTACGGCCCAGCCTTCGCCTTGTATCGCCAGTATGGTTGTCATAGGACAATTTAATATATCACTAGTTACTACGACATGTTTCACCAAATGATTGACAATTAGTAACGGGGCGTATATGATGTGTGTATGACCAACCCAATTTCAAAAAAAAATTCTTTGCGCTATGCGCACATAACTAGGATGCTTGATAAGGCTCAGTGGATAATCTTACAAGCGGGGCAGACTTTAGAGAATGAAGCATGGTTAATAGAATCAACTAAACAAGGAGCAATAAATGCAAGAAATAAATAAAGAGATGAAAGAATCACAACTGGCATATTGGAATTACTTCCAAATGTGCGAACAATTAGACGATGACCTTTACGAAATGCAGAGTACTCGTTTTGGAAGAATCCGACTTTGGATTGTGAAGTTGCTGGCTAATCGCTTTTATTACAGTTCACTTGATTTACTCGGTATGCACAACGGTCGATACATTGCTGAACTGATGAAGGACGAAGTTTCTTATTCAATTTGGGAAAACTCCCAGAATGCTAGATGACATAACAGTCAGGCTAAGAGATTTACTATCTTGGGAAAATGCTGATGAAGCAATCCTGGAAATTCAGATACTCCGTCAGATGGTTCGCGACTGGGAACAAACAGCAAAGATGCTTGCTATGGACTTAGGCAATCTTGAATTCGCCCAGGAAATATACGATGATGTCTCGGATGGGCTGTATGAAAAGGTTCGCGAAAGGATTAAATCCATTGAGTAATGACGGCAAAGAATACTGGCAGCAGGAATATCACTGGCACAAACAGGTGGAATCTGGAATGGATAAAACCAAGATTGTCAAGATGGACATGGAAACATTCCGTCAACTCAAAGATGCCGAAGACGAGCGGGATTACTGGAGACGGTTGGCTCGAGAATTAATCGATATTATTAAGAAAGTAACAAAAAAAGGAAGTTTATGAGCGTATTTTTTGAAAACGGGGTAAAGGACATTGTCTTTGCCTATGGGGTTGTAGAAACAGAAATGTATAGGTTGCGCGACCTACTTGAAAAGATGACTCTTGATAGGGATGCGTGGATGGGATATGCAAACGACCTAGAGAAAGAAGTGGAGATGCTGAGGCAATGAACGAAATAGGTTACGAGAAATTCATTGAAAAGATTGTCAATCCTGTGTCTAAATGCGTAATGCACGACGACGCAGTAAATGCTGCCGAACTCATTGACATGTGGCGTGGGGTTGCGGTAACTCTTTATCATGCAATCCAGGAAGGCGCTGGAGGAGAGGGTATGGAGGCATACTGGTGGGGCGAAAGAGAAGAAACGCGAATTATCAACTCGCAGAGTTACCAAGGAGCAAAGCGTGATTAACACTGTTTTACTAGCAATTATTACTGGAATGTTGATTGGTAAATGGATTGTTGAGCCACTCATTGACATTTATCAAGAGCGTAAAGACTTAGCCACATTTGAAATGATGTGGGATAAGAATGACTGGCTGGACTAGAAGTGTCTGACGCCCGACTTTGCCAATGTGTCTATCGTGGACCAATACCCAGAAATCCCATGTGCGGAGAAAAGCCAGACGATTTCGATGAGTAGGCCAGAATCTCCAATGACCGTTTTGTCTATTCGTCTCCACGACGCTGAACTAGACCGTGATTACTTTAAGGGCGCAGCACGGGCGATGGCATATGTTATGCTCGTCGACTCTGGAATAGAAAAGCCAACAGAAGAGCATGTTCTAGAGTTCATCGAAAAAGTAGGCGGAAGGCGAGATATCTGGTGAGCGAAAAAATTCATATTTGTCCACATTGTGGTGGAAGCCTAAAGGGTGAATACATCGACCAGCACCTGATTGATGACGGTAGGTACTCGCCAACATGCAAAATTTGCGGGGATAAGAACCACTGGAGACTTGAAACCGCGCTTGTAGATAGCAGTAGTGGCGAGACTGTTGGAATGGTGTGCAACGCTTGTCGCAAGGGCTGGGATTTCAAATTTTAAATCGGTTTAACTTCTTTTGTTTTGCCGAAACCCATTTTAAAGAACCATTTTGCAATGCGCATATGTGCTTGACCCTTGAAAAATAACCAACCGACATTGCTTTTCTGCAAAATTTAGGTGTCCTAATTACCATAAAAGATTTAGGTTCAACAACCGTGGTCAAAGAAGGTGCCAATGTGGTCGTGGTTGTGGTAGTAGACGGAATATTCTCTACTTTTTCTTCGCTGAATGATTCACTCTGTTCTTGATTTGGCTCATCGGCAACCTCAATTGGAGCAGTTGATGTTGTTTTTTGGTGCGGAATAGTTGTACTGCTTGAAGTAGTTGTTGTCTGCTGAATTAAGGTCGTACTAGTCGTACTAGTCGTACTGCTCGTGCTTGTTGTGCTTGTTGTAGAAACAACTGGCGCAATTGTGGTCGTAGTTGTCGTAGTTGTCGTAGTTGTCGTAGTTGTACTGGTAGTCGTGGTTTCTGGCGCAATTACAATGGATTCGGGCTGTGGATTCAGTACATGGCTACCATTAAAAAGAATCAAATTAGGTGAATTCAAACCCGACGAAAGAACTTCTTTTTCTGTTGCCATAGAAATAACGGTTTCGTGTACCTGCATCGGGGACAAGGAGTTATCCGCTTCTAAAATCATTGCTACGACTCCAGCAACATGCGGCGAAGCCATAGATGTTCCAGAAAGGCCCTTAAGACCAGTCTGGGTATCTTTCCATGTAGAAACAATGTCGGTTCCAGGAGCGAATAGGTCCACGCACGAACCAAAATTTGAAGCAGTAATTTTAGAGTCTGCCTGATTGCTCGCGGCAACAGTTATTGCACCTGGAGCCGAAGACGGCGAGTAGAGACATGAATCGCGAGAATTATTTCCAGCACCAACAACCACGGATATATTGTCTCCAATGGCTGAAGCAATTGCACTGTTTACAACTGAGGAAAAACTTCTGCTGAGGCTTAAATTAGCCACTGCTGGATGTTGTTCATCGTGATAATTTATCATCCATTCAATTCCAGCAAGAAGATTTGCTGTTGTTCCATATGCAGTGCATGAAAGAACGCGAACTGGAATTAAGTCAACAGATTTTGCGACTCCATAGGTTTGTGCTCCTATGATTCCAGCGACATGCGTACCGTGTCCATTGCAGTCATTTGTTCCGTATCCATCATTTATTACTGAAAAACCGCCACTTACCCTTCCAGAAAACTCTTGGTGGTTCGGGTTTATCCCAGTGTCAATGACATAAACAGGAATCCCATTCCCAGACTCTTGGTATGAATACATTGCGTCTAGTGGTAAATCTCTCTGATTAATTCTGTCCAAACCCCATGTTGGTCGCTGGCCATCAACTACTTCTAGTTCCTGAGTTGCTGTCACCGCGGTTGGAAAATCTTCGTATATTTCACTTACTCTTGGGTCTCTGCTGAGTGCCGCATGTTTATCTCTGTCTAATTCTGTAGAAAATCCATTCACCGAATATTGAAAGTTGTGCCCGATATCAAGCGAGTATTGATTCCTTATCTGCTCAACTTGAAGAAAATCACCATCAATTGTGACGATGTAGGTTTTCAAGAAGCCATCTGCCGCAAGAATACTCTGGGGGTTTGGCATTGCTGGAGGATTGTCAAAAATGGGTGCCTGAGCAATAACCTCGGACGATATACAAACAGAACAGACTGCAAGTACCGCTATCATTAATTTTTTCATTGGTTTCTCCTTGTTTGATTATACGGGGAAAAACGATTATCGCTACACGAGATGGAATCTATCTAATCTAAAAATGTGATAAAGAAATTTGATTTTTCGCTATTTGAGATGGTTTAATACATATCTATGTTTATCTTTTTCGTCATTTCAGCAGCAGCACTAGTCATACTGGCACACAAATTCGTAATGACATCAGTTAACAACTATGAGTATTACGGAAGCAACACCGCAAGGCAGGAGTGGATTAACTTTGAGAGGGAAAAACTTGGGCAAGACTTATTTAAATAACTCTGTATTTTTAATCACTGCCGTAGCCGACATCGGCTCTTCACGCGTACCCTGAATATAAATTCCTACCAATTCTGCATTTTCTCGGATGTACGCTGCCTCTTCTTCGGTGGAATAGCGCGACTCCCATTCTGAAAGTTTTTCGATTAGGTCAATTGTCTTCTCGTCCAGCAATTTAATAAATTCCAGGCCGCACCAAGGGGCGTGAAGGTCTTCAATTATAAACATTTTCGTGTGTGGAAATAGGGTAGAGAAAGTAAGTTGCTGCATCTCCGTTGTGTGCCCACCATCGTCGAGAATTAAATCCCAAGGCTCGTAGGTGTTGGATAGCATTTGTTGTTTATTTAATTGGTTAATCTGCTTGACATGGCATCCAGGGACATGAATTGGTTTGCTTATATCCCATCCTTCTACATGGCAGTCAGCGTCAAACCATTCTCTCCATGTTTGCAAAGATTGACCTTTGAGTACGCCAATTTCAAGAAAGCGCTTTACGTTTTTTCTGTCAATATTCTTCTCGTAAAAGTCTAGATAGTTATGGTATGTGGCTTTATCGGTTGCATGCCTAAGACCAATTTTGTGCAATGATTCAACTGTCATAAAAATACTCTTATAAATCCAGCATGTTTAGTATTTGATTCTTGCCTTTAGCGCCTACCTCACGCTTTACGACCTGCCCATCTTTAAATAAAATTAAAGTAGGAATGCTCATAACGCTAAATTTTTGAGCAATATCTCCGTTTTCGTCAATATCGACCTTTGCGATAAGAACAGAATCAGAACGCTCTGCATCAATGTCTTTCAGGATTGGGGAGATTGCTTTACATGGTCCACACCAAGCAGCCCAAAAATCTACAAGTACAGGTATTGGTGATGTTCTGATAACGGTGTCAAAATCTTTGCTATTCAGATGAACAATCACTACTCCACCTCAATAAAGATGCACTCACCAGGGCACTCTTCGGCCGCTTCTACAACATCAGAAAGTCTGTCGTCGGCGAAAGATGCCATTCCTTCCGCCCCTTCTGGATTACCTACAGCGGCAGCATAAATCTTGTCGCCTTCTTTTACATACGCAAGACCGTCTGGCATCATATGAAACACATCTGGGGCTATCTCCGCGCAAAGTCCGTCGCCCGTGCACAAATCTTGGTCAATCCAAACTCTCATTCTTCCTCCATAATTTCAATATCATAGTGATACTCATCATTGTCAGCAGTCCGCCATTTTTTGGCATCTTCCACATCCCAAAGTCTTGTATTGACTAATCGTTTTATAAGATTACCGTCTTTTGTGGTAAAGGATGGGTCAAACAACCTAACTCTGTTATTTGGTTGGATGGCGAAGTTCCCATCATCTCTAAGCATTACATGCCCGCATTTGTGCTGACCTGGGTTAACGCTGAAGCCAAGGTTAATTACATTGTCGTCTGGGGAATGCCAGTCCAAGGTAAACAAATACTTGGCGTTTACAAACTCTCCAGACCGAGCAACATATGTCATTCTCATGTTTCTCATGGCTTGAAATTCAGTAACGGATACATGGGAACTAAAAGAGTTCCATAAAACCAAATCATGTATATCCGTTTCTGGGGTATTTGGTTTCGCGCAAAAAGCACTTATTGGCATTCTCCACCAAACACCGCCATCCTCCATAAGAAAGTGAAATAGGGGGCTTCTACCTTGTAGTGAGGCAACTCCAAAAATCATGCACGGATAATACTCGTTATGCGAGTCAAGTTGATTGCGTAGATAGTTCCCGCGCACATAACACTCAATCGGTGGAATGTTTGCGTTTAGTTCTGGCACTTTCTACTCTTCGCTATCAGGGATTCCGTTACCGTCTTTGTCCTCGCCATTGCGCCCTGTTGAAATCATCAGTCCAGCAAGAGTACCAGTGATAAATGTTGCTACCGAGGAGAGAACTCCAAAGAACATCTTGTC